AACAGCTTTTGTTTCCAGCCACCGGAGAACACGGAGCAATGGACGAAAAGAGCAGAATACCAACAGACGGAGAAGGGAGTGAACCTACACAAGCCGATTCAGAGCCAAGTGCTACACGAAAACGAGAAAGTGAAAGGTTCAATGCCTCCGAGTTCGGCGAAATTGAATGCCAGGTGGGTTTGCACTCTAATGAATATTCCAGTTTTTTGGGTCAAACCTTGACATTGAATCCCTATGGGCATAATGTGTATGCCCATGAGAATATATCCAAGAAAATTAGAGCCAGAGAAGTTCTGTTTAGCGTGTGGAAAGAAGCTATCGCGCAAGAGATTCAATGGACGAATAGAGGATTACAATGTTTTCTTGCGGAGAAAATATTGCAGTCGGGAATGCAGTTGGACTCATTTACTCAAAGAATCTGTTACTTTGTCTGGTGCATACAAACGAGCCACGAAGTTAAAGGCTGGGGATTGCGCGGAATGTGGGTCTACGAAACTTTTGGGGATTCATCACAAGGACAGAAACCCACTGAACAATTCCAAAGAGAACTTGGTTACGCTATGTGCCAGTTGTCATACGAAATTGCATTGGAAAGAGGGCAAGATGCCGTGGAAAAAAAGAGCATCGTGCAAGGTGTGCGAGAAGCCAGCGAAAGGTCATGGGCTTTGTCTGAAGCATTACCAGAGATGGAAAAAGTATGGCGATCCTCTCTTGACCAAGCGGTATGGGAGAGGGGGTGCTATATGGAAGCTACCTCAATTGGAAACAGAACAGATGAACTCCGACTGCTCGGCAATGGAGTCGTCCCCGCAACAGCAACCAGAGCTTTTCTAACCCTATTGGAGAAACTAAAATGAACAACGAACAAAAAGTATGGCTTGCACTTCAGTCAGCCAAGACCGACATTATTTTAGCAATCACCGACTACAAGAAGCCGGATCGCACGGCTTGCATGGACTGGGTAGATCAAGCTACTAAGAAGTTAATGGAAGCCTACGCACTGCTGCGTGAGGACGGAGGATACGAGCTTTAACTAATTTTGAGAGCAATAACGTGGTATTGTGGCGGGGGGTGTTGCCTTGGCAAGCAATCTCTGGTCAACAGATATCCATTCCCGTAATCACATAAAATCGGGAACTCTCAAATACACACTATGAGTACAAGCAATACACATCGATCCTTTAACATTGGATCAGGAGCAATAGGAGCCAGATCACTTGGCAGTCTTAGGGGCGTAGGAAGGGTTGGCTTTACCGCTAAGATTGGGGGAACGCACAAGTGCCAGTTTCTATTCGGAACTAACAATGCCGTGTGCAAGAAGTGCGGGAAGATTGTTCCAAAGATTGAAATATTGTTAAACAATAGTTGACTCTGCACTCAGGCAGTGTAGTGTTCAATCCGCTGTAGAGATACAGCCGTCTGCGTGAAGAACAGACGTGTAAGAAAGATTAAATCAGAACTAAAACATAAACATATCGCTTGCCTCTCTCCGTAATTCTTCACCCGACATTCTATCGGTCTTTCTGCGGGGAGAGGCGGCGGCCCCTCATATTATGAGTAAATCAAATTTATTAATTGATGAAACGCCAATGGTGTTTCAGCCAAGCCTAGCCAAAATAATTGGACTGAACGAAGCTATCGCGCTCCAGACGTTACATTACCTTTGCGGAAACAAAAGATGCGGAAGATTATTGGATGATGAAAGGTGGATATACAATAGCTACAAGGGGTGGCGTGAAGAGTTTTTTCCATTCTGGAGCGAAAGAACTATAGCTGATGTATTACGTGCGCTGGAATCAATGGGGCTTGTAAAATCATCGCAATTGGACATCAAGGAAGGCAAGGCTATGAAGTATTATACTGTTAGTCAGATAGCTCAAAGTGTTCTCTCAAGTGACAAATTTACCCATCTGGAAGATTCTTCCACATGGGGGGGCATGCTCCAAGATTTGCCAGATGCCATGCTCCAAGATTTGCCAGACCATGTGGCAAAAAATGGACGATCCGCACGCGTGTCTATTGTTTCTAATATAACAAAGAATCATACAGAGACTCATGCAGAGAGTAGTGAATGTTCTAAAAACAATTCTGAAGATGCAGGCAACAGCAGCGAACAAGTCCACCCCACGGAAAAGTCGTATAGTGGAAATTCAGATTCAGACTTTGAAACTTTCTACTCCACCTACCCTCGCAAGGTTTCTAAAGCAAACTCAGAGAAAGCATGGAAGAAACAAAAGTGTGTTCTCTCAGAAGTCATGCCATCACTTCAGAAACAAATGAAGCTCTGGACAGATCCTCAGTTTATTCCACATCCCGCCACATGGATCAACGGAAGACGCTGGGAGGATGATCTAACTACTAAATCAATACCATCACAGCAGACCGCCTATAAAACGCAGTTTAACGCCAACCTCGCGCAAAGAAAGAGGCAATGGTACGATGTCTGTGAAGAACGTGGAGACAAACAATCATTCAAAACTTGGGTTACAGAGAATAGACCGGATGAATGGTGTGAATACCTACCCTCAATGGATGTCAGATGGTGGGTGGAATACAACAATATGCGCGAATCTAATAACAACACTCCATGCGAATCAAATAATAATAGTCCAATAGAATTTTAGTGATACAATCAAACCCAACACATGAGACACCTAAAACTTGCATGGCTTTACATAAAGCGCGAATACTACATCTGCCAGCTAGTCTGGAATGAATTCAAGATTTTAGTTCTTAGCTTACTTTACAAATGAAAGAGTTCCTTCTAATGACAGCAATCGCATTGCTATTCATCTTCACAATTTCCGTTTGGAAACGGGCAAGCCAACTGGACTACACAATCTGCCCACTCTGCAACCAACACACACAATAAACACACACAATGAAAGAATCAGGACACTACTACGATAGGAATGGAAAAGCAGTCTTTGAAGTTCCAAACAAATCAAAGGGCGGTATGCGCCCAACAACACTAAAAGACTGTAAGAATTTACAGCTATATCCAAGTGTAACTACAATCTTCAAGGTTCTAGCTGCACCAGAGCTTGATCGCTGGAAACAACAGCAGGTTCTCATGGCGAGCCTAACCCTTCCTCGAAACCCAAAAGAGAGTGACGAGGACTACTGCTCGCGCATTATGGAAGACGCATTCAAGCAGGTGTCAGACGCTGCTGACCTCGGAACAAGCATCCACAAGGCGCTTGAGAATCACTTCCAGGGAATGCCGTATGATCCAATCATGGAGGATTATGTCGCTCCGGTAAAGAAGTGGGTTGATCACAATCGAGTTAAGTTCCTTCAACACGAACTACGTTTGGTCAACCAAGAGGTTGGATACGCCGGAACTACTGATGCGCTTATCGAGAAGGATGGTGTGTTGTATGTGCTTGATTATAAATCGCGGAAAACCAAGCCGGAATACGAAGTCAAGCCCTGGAGCAAGGAGCCAATGCAGATCGCAGCTTATGCCCATGTTGCTAAAGCAACCCGTGGAGTTAACCTCTACATCAGCACAACAGAGCCTGGCCGTATCGGTGAAGCATGGTACGACGAGAAAACGCTGACGGAAAATTACAATGCGTTTACTTATGTTTGTAAGTACTGGCAGTTTGCTAACAATTACGTTCCTCCGAGCGGATCATTCTGAAAAAAATAAAAAACTTTTTATTGACCATAGGTAAAAACCAAGTAGAATAAAGACCGCATGAACACACAATCAGATAACATTGCAGACCTCGCGGCTTCGCTTGCCAAAGCGCAGTCGGAAATGGGAGCGGTTCACAAGGATCAAGACAATCCTTACTTCCGCTCAAAATTCGCTGGACTCTCAACAGTATGGGAAGCGGTAAAGCCAGCTCTCACAAAGAACGGACTTAGCGTCGTGCAGATGCCAGGTTCTGACGAGCGTGGATACTTCGTCCAAACCCAGTTGCTACACAGCAGCGGACAATGGATTCGCAGCACAACTTACATGAAACCTGCCAAGGAAGACCCGCAGGGAATTGGCAGTTTAATTTCATACGCTCGTCGATATGCTTTGCAGGCAATGGTAATGGCCTGTCCAGACGACGATGACGGAGAAGCTGCAATGGGTCGTACTGCGCCGCAGAAGCCAGTAGAAGCGTCGAAGCTGGTAGCAAAGGCAGAGACACCCAAAGCAAAGGCAGTGAAGGCTACAGAGCCATCCAAGGAAACCGAGGAGAAGTCCAAGTTCAATGGCGAGGGACACCAACAACTCTTCCAGAAGCTAATGGAAGCTGGTGTCACGCAAGATGACTTCATGGCGGCACTTCGTCATGCTGGAACAATCCCTGCACAAGCAACAGATTTCTTCTTAATGAAGGAAGCAACTGCCCAAAAATTCTTGGGCGAACTAACAACAACAATCGGTGTGGTTCGTGAATGGATCGCACTCTACAAACCCTAATAAAACAATATGTCACAGCAATTTGACAACACAAACTCCGGCGCATTATTTACTAACGTAAAGAAAGGCGAAAAACATCCAGACTTTAAAGGATCAATCAATGTCGATGGTAAAGAATGGGATATTGCGGCATGGAACCGCACTAGCAAGGCGGGCAAGCAGTTCCTCTCGCTGAAGGTATCCGTTCCTTTCGTTAAGGAAACATTCAAGCCAGAGCAAGACGAATTCTAATGGGGGTTGAGGCGGTGAGGTTATGGTTCCTTGCCGCCTCTAACTTTTATGAAAAAATATCCAGTTCTTGGGGTTATCCTTCCTGACAAAGTAAAAAAGGAATTAAAGAAACGCTCCACAAAAAATGGACGTTCGATGTCCACAGAGGCTGCTCGTATTATTGCGAAAGAACTTGGCATAGAAATTGCTGAATAGTTGTTGCATGAACACACAACTCAAGGGTCAGTTCTCTACCCCAAAGGGAACAATCACACGCCAGCAACTTGCTGAAATGCTTGCTGGGAAATATAAGACAGACATCAAGACAGCATTAAAGCTGATCTCAATCTGTGAACGAGAGGATGAACTGGACGAAGACTCTCCGAATAACCACTTTGCACTGCTTGAAGAAGCCTGTGCTATCATTGCGTTTGATCGCGGAGAGATTGACGCAAAAGAACTTAAGATGACTATTGTTAAACAAGAAATCGAAATTGGAACTGAGGAATCAATCCTTGAGGCAGCACTGAATACACGCCTTGACAATGGATACAGCAAGCTATCGGAACGCTATGACTTTGGTGAGTTTATGACTCAGTTCAAGCCAAAGGAAGGTATCATTCCAACGCCGGAGGATTACGCTGCTGCCATTGGAATGGGTGTTGATATGTCATCCAAAGGAATGTGGCTTGCAGGTGATGGCATCCGTTACCTTTATGCTACTGGACACGAGAATGTTCTGACACAAATTGCAGCGAGCTTAAAGATGTCGTATAGCCATGTAAGCAACTGGCATCGAGCAGCCGCTAGGATTCCGGCACACCTTCGGAATGAGATCAGTCCAACCGTAGCAGTGGAAATTGCTACTGCTAAGTTCTCCAACGATGAGCAAGAGAACAATCGTAAAGTGTTGCAACTCGTTGATCAAGCGAGGAAAGAGAAGTGGTCTTGCCAAGAAGCTCGATCTCATGTGAGGGCCGAGAAAGGTGGATCAGTGGAGAAGCCAGTCAAGCTATCGTGGGTTCAAGAGTTTGGTGGAAACGAAGACCTTCTTGTTATAGCTTGCCGATGGTCAATTGGTGGCGGCGCTGGAGAACTTGATCAGTTCCATTTTATCGGGAAGTTGGCTAAAATTTTCCATCGTCTGTCTGAAAATGCACAGGGAGCAATTCGCTTGATCGTAAATGATCGCATTAAAGAACACGCATCACTTGAAGATGGCGGGAAGCCTGGATTGTTTGACGAAGATACGATTCAAGATTTGCTAAAGATTTCAATGAATACATTCGAATGAACTATCCACGATGCGAACAGATAGGCGTGACTATCATTCAAGAACCAGTAGCGCATATCAAGCGAGCTAATTTGCATGAGTGTTTGCTTAACGACGGGCTTGATCTGGAACAATACCATGAACTATATGGAATCCAGACGCAGTATGTTGATGGACCATATCCGTGGGATGTCGAGGCAGTACTAGAACGAATGATGTCCGGCAAGCTCACTGGAACTCAACTATTGATGGACTAATGCACTACGCACTAAACGCTCCAGTCCCGCAACACATCTACGGATACGTTGAGAAGCGCATCCTATTCGGCCTTGATGATGTTAAAGGATACGAGCCATGTGTAATCACGGGAGTCACATCAATACCAGGGCGAGCGATTCACTTCTCTATTCTCTGTGAGAGCGGCGCACAATGGGCTAGGATTCCGATTCATTGCCTCTTCCACAAACTGCCGTGTTGCAACCAAGAGCCCCCCTATGAGGTTTACGACCTCCAGATGTGGGATTGTATGGGTCTAGAGTTTAGTGTAGTACAATACACTTATTTCCGAGAAATGTCCTGCGTTTTTAGAAACAGGGATGGAAAGGATGTTCCGGCTCAATACTGGTTTACGCTTGATCATACCGACAATGGGTTTAGTCTATCTCCAACACAGCACAAATGCTTTCACTTACTGAAATGTAATGATGGGTCAGGACAGATTGCAGCAATGCCAAATAACAGAATCAAATGGCATGATCCATCTTTTGTACAAGGCGAGATCCCGCAATACAAGGTAATGGCAGATGTTACTTGGCACTGCGAGCAACAACATCTTGACAATCCGCACGATACCGAATTTACTGAATGATATGGCAAGAGCAAAGGGAGTAGATTTAACGCCAAAAGAGCGTGAGTTTTGCAGGTTCGTTTCAACAGGGATGCCTGTGTACAAGGCGTTTTTCCAAGCTGGATACAAGGCTACGAATAACAAGTACGCTTCACAAAAGGGATCAGCGATCAGTGCAAGGCCAAATTGTGCCAAGTATATTGCTGAGTTGCGAGACGCTAACTGGTTGTCTAATGTAATGAGTATCGCTGAGAAGCGTTCTCTTATGGCTGAGATCGCTAGGGCCAAGCCGCAGGATATTAACGAAGAATCCTCCGTTGCGTCCATTAGCATTGATGGTGACGGCAATAGATCGATTCAGGGTCCGAAGGTATCTGATAAGCTCAAGGCCATTGAGCTTGATGCTCGCATATCTGGAGAGCTATCGCAGGAGAATGATTCCAGAACGCAAATTGCGATTCAGTTGGTGAATGATCGCCTGGAGATTCCATCTGCGAAAGAATTAGAAGAGTAAACAAAAAAGCCGCTCCGGTTAAAGAGCGGCCTATTTTGCTGAGTGTTTCTTATATTCCCCTGTAAACCGCAAGCACCCTAGCGTGAGCTGATGGGCGAGTTGCCTTCCGATATTCCAGCCGGATTATCTTCTTTGCCTTCAGTGCTGCGATGAATCTGCCTCCCATTGCGTTGGGATGTGGTGGCTCTGGTATCCACTGCCGGACATCTTCAGCGGTGAACTCAGCTCCATTTCGAGCGAGCCAGCCAATAATATAGTCGCAGTCATTCCTCCAGGCTTCTGGAGTGTTTGAATCCACTTTTGAGATGCCATAGTCTCTTAGTTGTTCGCCAGTCATATTATTGTTAACAAGTTGGTTGGCTTAGTGGCGTTTCGCAGATTGTTGACTTTGCAATGCGCGTGAAGTCATCTTGGCCCTTACGCTTGAATGACAGCACCTTTCCGCATTCAGAAAGAACACACACGTTGTCCGTAATGTGTTCAATCCCGTGTAGTTCGGCCATTCTTAGGCTATCGAATGCGATGTTTCGGTGAGTGGTGGAGAGAATTACCATGATCCGTTGCTCCTCTTGGCCTTCGCAAGTGCTGCCTTGCATGCGCGTGGACGCTGAGTGTAAATATACACGGTATCCTGTTGTTTATACTTGAGTGCTTTTGACTCAATTTCAGCTAATTGTTGTATGATGCTCATTTATTTATTATTGGTTGTTGTTTAGTTCTGGGGGGAACTAAATCAGTTTGTTTGCCTTAGCATTACACCTTCAGAAGAATCAATTACAGGATTTCTGTAAGCATCTGCCCATATTTCATCTTGTAGCTTTCTTAAACTATTTATAGCTTGGAAATGATCTATTGATGAAGATATTTTTTTCTCATCATCAAAATTGTTTACGACTTTATACAAATCCCACATTCCATTTTTGGGATTAAAATAAATTGATGCAAAAATGTAATCGTAGCCCTGCCATTCATGGCTTGCAATCAATCCCTCGAATCCTTCATTTGGAATTATCTTGATGTTGATGCAATCATTTAATGCGGTTTCCAAAAGTTTGGTTTCCCTTGGTGTCGTTTCGTATTGAATGCCGTTGATTTTCATTTCTTGAATGGGATAGAAGTTATCTTTTTATCAGGGTAGATGGTTGACTTGAACTTTGGCATCTCTTGTGACTTTGAGGATGTTTGCCAAAGGCGCATATAAGCCTCTGGAGGGAGACAATGGCTTCCGTTAGTTGTTTTGCTTGGTATTTGTTTCATTTTATTATGTATTTGAGTGCTGCAATTTCGCGTTTTAGAAGACTCCTCCAGTATGCTTCTTTGCGCCATTCCCAATGTTTTTTTATTGCGATACGCATGGAAACCTCAAGAGTGTATTGTATTTCGTATGGTATTTTCATATCTAGTCTGAATAGCAGGTTGCTTTGCATTTATAGATGTGCAGGCCGTCTTGTGTTGATTCTTCGCATGAGAAATCTTGCCCTCCCATGCCGTGAATCTGGCCAACTGACCGAGCGCCGGACTGAGTGATTCGTTTTGTTGTGGTTACGATAAACTCGAACCATTCCGTATTGCCGGAGGATGACATTGATGTACGTTCACCATTGAATAATATAGTGTTGTTCATTTTCATATGTTTTGTTTTTTGGTTTGGTCGGCGAATCTCATGCTTGTAAAATGTAGTCGGGGTTTTCCCAATCGCAGGCATCGGAACCATCTTCCACGTCCCAATTTACATCCGTCCAAATCACTCTGTGTTCTTTACCATCGTTGTCGGTAGCTTTAGACTCATACCAATTCCCACTGTATGTTTTGCCGTCGACCTGGAAACCCCCTCCAGTTGCAAAGGCATCGCCTGAGACATTGAGTTCGATTTTGTTGTGTTTGATTTTCATTTTTGTGTTGTGTTGTGTTGTGTTTCCGGCGTGATTGCCAGACTGCCACACCCTCCGTGGAAGATGCGGGGTGTCTGACTACATTATACCGAACATTTCCGGCTTAGTTGCATAAAATGCGAATGCATCGTGTAATTTGAATCGCTCAAGAATACGGCGTATTTTCACCATATCCCTAGCGTTGGGCAACAGTTGCATCTCGCCCAATGCAAGTCGCAGTGCGGCGCATCTGAGGAGGTTTTTATGAAGTCCAAAGTGGACTGCGGTTGTTATTTTTTCGTTCATTTCCATGCCCTTCCTATACGTTCCAGTTCATTCCACATAGCCTTTCCGTGCCGGACATTTCTTGTTTGGTAATCTACGCGAATGTGTTCAGCGTCCGTGAGTGTTCCATCTGCGAGATACCATGCAGAGCACCTTCCGCTCCATAGCGGGGATGTTATCATGTGCAGCGCGAATGATTTTGGAGCGAATACTCCACCGTCGAATATTACTTTTTGCATAGTGTTATCCTACTCTGTAAACGGAAAATCGAATGTTGCTTCCAACTGTTGTTCCGATGTTGTGCTTTCCAGCTGGAGTATAGCCTACGAATGCGTTGTATTCTCCTAGCGTGTTGTCCTGGCTCCAAGATTCCAGGTTGCAAGTGCGGGCGTATCCTGATTTTCCGTATGATTTTCGGGCGAGTCGGTCTGCAAAATATCCGGCGGCCTCGCTCATGTTTTCTGCTGTGACTGCACGGCATCCGTGCGTTGTGTATTTGTTCATTGTGTTGTGTTGTTGTGTTGTGGCGTGATTTGATCACTCCATGCCGCGCACCGGAATGCGCGGGGTTGGAATTATCAAATCGAGTCGAGCGCCTTTTGGATATCCCTTGCTAGTGTTTTGCGTGTGTTCTCCGCCTGCTTCTCCGCATCGCGCATGATTTTGTCGGACTTTTCCGTGGCGGCCTTAAGCAGATATTCCGCTTGCTGCTTTGCAGTGTCGAGCATGCCGTCATGGAGTTTGCGCGTTTCACTCCATGAAGCGGTGGGCATGATATCGCACCTCATGTCATGTTCAATGTAGGGGATTTGACTTTCAAGCCATGGCCCGCAGTATGATTTTCCACCTAGTTTATGCGCCAATTCCATGAGCGCCTGTATTTCATCGTGTTTTGTCATGTGTTTAATTTTGTTTGCTGTTAACCTCGAAAGAATAGCCGCGCTTGTCCGAATAGTGTGTTGTGAGCTTGAACCGCAAGATTTCATCCCATCCATGCCTGCTCATGTGTTTCGCAACCCATTTCCATGCTGCTTTTTTGTAAACATCCTCGCCGGATAGGTCGTGCGGGTAGGGTATTGTTTTTATTCGACCGCCGAAGGATGCGCGGACTTTGGTTCCGGTCGTGTTTGTGGCTGGTATTATTTTTGTGCGGATTAACATAGGATGAAAACTAGTGTTGATATAATGAGTAAGAGAGTGAGAAATAGGAAAAAAAATCTGTCTTGCGCCTGAGTTTTTTGCTTGTGAGAGTGTAGTTTATTCATGTTATTTCATTCCGCAGAGTGTTTTTAGTTCGGCTTTTAATGCCTTTGCCTTTTCGCCTCGATAGCTTGATGCGTTACATAGGAAATACCTCACGATATTCTCGCCGGAATCATGGCCGAAATCGGTGTCCAATGAATGGAGGGTGAGCATCGCCTGGAGGTATGGTGCTGCGGCGTAGTTTACTTTTTGCCAATCGTCGCGGATATCACGAGCGATGGCTGATATGGTACGTGGTTTGGGTGGGTTAGTGTCTGTCATATGTTTAATGTGTTTAATTGCGGCAAGCTCATCAGCTGTGGAATGCCAGTCCACAGGACGGGAGAAGCTCCCGTTTCGCCTTACGCTTTGATATAATCGGCAGGTTCGCAGTTTTTCGCTGGTTCGGGGCATGATGCGATAGCCTCGGCTTTTCGCTTTGATGTTCCGTGAGCGCGGAATCCAATAATCACCGAGCGATCCCGTTTGGTGCATAGCTGGCAATTTGCGCACGTTATGTCTTCCCTTTGCTGGGCTGGGCAAACAATGCCTTTGCGGCCCTCGGGCGTGAAAAACGTATTCTCGGTTGATTCCGGCACAACGCAAACCACTGGGCCCGCTTGTAGCTTGACTAGGCGGTCAGCGTGCGCCGTATTATTGGCGCTTAGGTTGATTGTCAGCCCCTCGCGGTTTGCATAACGCACAGATGCACGGTTTCCGGTTTCAAGATTGTCGTCACCTTCGAGCGGTTTGTGAGTATAGCTGAAACCACGGCGGCCTCGGTTTGCGTCGACAAGAGTTTTTAGGCTATCGGAATCGATAGCATTGCCAATGCCTGGAAGATCACCGGCTTGGTTGTGCCGCCATACCTGGCCGCTAGGAAAAGAGCGGATTTGACGTGCGAGTATTTCGAGAGAGTCGCCGCGATCTCCTGAGGAGACTTTGCTCCAATGTATCGCAAGCGGTCCGCTATCGGCATAACAGCCCGATTTTTTGAAAGGACAAACGTCGGGACACGTCGCAGCGTCTGAGGTTGTAACGGGGATAGGTCCGGTTTTTATATTTGAGGAGATATGGGTGAGATGGTATTTCATTTTTTGAGTGCCATTATCGGCATCTCATGACATAGCAAAGGCTGTGCCAACTGCAGAAACAACGAAAAACATCGAAAAACATATAAAAAATGAGACTATTTTTCTAGAACATGGCACTTTTTGCCTAGTAATGTAAAATTTGCCTATGGTAGGAAAAAAATGCCTGAGGCGGCGAAAGCATAAAGTATGCCAAGTTTTCAATGTCGCATGAGCATGAAGTATGCCAACTATTTGAGAGAGAGGCTATGGACGTGCGGAGGCGAGACAGCGAATGGGAGCGACCGACTATGGACAAACAAACGAGCGGACGTGAGATGCTCGTCGGAGATAATTTTAAGCACGGTTTTTCAAGACACGTCAAGCCTAAAATAACAGACAGCCAAAAAAGATTGCATCGCTATTTCGTTATATCGCTATACATCGATATATGCTTGGCATCGTCTGGGCTAGGCTGGCAAAGCATCCGTGGCAATAAGTCATCGCATCCGGCGACATATAACGTCCGTGGCGAGCTCGCATTTTTCCGGTAATGGTAACATAGCGCACGTGCAAACAAAACGAATCTAGAGCCAACGTCGCGCAATCTTAATGCAATCCGATTGCAATAAACTGGATGACATCCACTATCTACTACAATTGTTATCAGAGGTTATGGACATAACGTATTGCAATGCAACGTAATACAACGTGACGAGACATGACGTATAACGTGACATGACGGCAGCCAGGCAATGTAACAGAGCCAGACAGCCGGACAGCCAGACAGCCAGACAGCGTAGAGCGTAGAGCCGCCTAGTACGTGGTACGTGGGGCGTGGGGAGCGTGGGGAGCGGCGTAGAGCCGGAGGGGCGGCAGGGGTCGGGGTGGGTGGGGGGCGCGGGCCGAGTCTCCTACGTAAAACATTGCCCCAGATAAAAATATAAAAATATAAAAATAAAAATATCTCTCCTCCCTCTATCCTCAATCTCGCTCAACCCAACAATATCGCTTAATTGCGCCACGTTGCCCTGTATCGCGTTTTTATATCTCGCCAATGGATACATAGCGGAAGCCATACTAAACGAACGTATAAACGATTCTAGCGCAATTTCCCTATAATGTGTGTGCAGTTCTTGCAACTCATAATTTACGCTTATGTAATATTCACTACGCATTAACTAACGTAATGTCGTATATGTTGCGCGTTAAATTGCGACAGATGACTTATACATCAAGCAATGTACGTTATCTTATTACGCATGAGATATATGTCATAAAGATTACAACATATATTTTTGAATGTGGGTATAAATCAAAAACGACACCATCAGAGGTATCCCCTCACTTGCCCTCTATTTCCTCTTTCTTGATCGTGTATGTGATGTCGATTCCCTGACCTTGGAGGAAGTTTAAAATGATCGCTTGGTCTGTTTCAAGTTCGTCTATTTTGCTTAGGAGGTTTTCTACGTCCTCAGTGAGTTCGGCATTCTGTTCTTTCAGACTATCGATGACATTTGACATGAAATGTATCCCGCTGGTTAATGCTTCTGCAATTTGCTCTGGACTGGACTTACCTGACGCGAGTGCATTGATTGCATTGTCTATCTCTACCATTACCGGATTTGGTGTCATGGTTCTCTACTCCCAGAATTCTATTACTGACTTTAGCTTGTATAGAGTGCAGTCATCACCATCTGCTAAATTCCGGTTTTGTTCTAGTGTTTCCAATATTGCTTTCTTCATGCCATTAATTTCCTCTATAGCTACTTCCAGCGATTGCCTTGCATTTTCCAAATTGTATTGCGCCTCGTCGCGCTCTCGCTTCAAAGTTTTTGCTAATTCTGCGACTTCTTGCAGAACAAGATTGATGTGCATTTCGTTGTTGGAAAGAGACGTGTTATCGGCTGTCTTGCGGTAATCTCTAACTTCAGCCTGTAGAACTTGGTTGCTCTCTGACATCTGCTGTGCCAGCTCCCTCGCCTCGTCGCGTTCGCGCTCCAGTTTGCGGCACAACGAAGCCACTGGGGAGTCGTATGTGATTCCATCGAAAGTAGTGGAGACAAATGGCCGCATCCACTTTGATTGATCTTTGATGGCCGCATCCGTATCTGGCGTGTCATTCATTTCTAGCCTCCTGGTTAAGTCGATCGAGTTCAGCGCGGAGTCTCTGTGCATTCGTCTCGTTAAACCATCCTAGGTCATCAATTGCCCACCGCGCAATTTTGTGCGCCTCGTCGCGCTCGCGCTCAAGTCTTGCCAATTCCTCAGTTGTGCGGAGTTCAAGACCAGATAACCTATCCGAAAGTTGTGCTGCATCTTTCATCGCTTTGTCGCGCTCACGTTCAAGTCGCTCGCTTTTTTTGAGTAGGTCGGAAATTGTTCCTTCCGCGATTGTCACAGTTTGCTGCTTTAGTGAAAGCTCTGCTATTGCCTCGTCGCGCTCTTTAATCGCTTGCAATACGCCTAAAGCAATTCTCCTTCTTTCCCTTGGTAATTCCATAACTTCAATAAGTGATAAACACTTCATCTCATTAGTATCTGGTGTGTTGTTCATTTAGCAGTAATTATACTTATGATAATAACGCACACAATTAAGAACAATAGTATAGCAAAATTAACCAGCATTGGTGACAATACAAGCATCCACCCCCAGTTAATAACTCCCGTTAGCTTTAACGTGATGAATACAATTGTGAGCATCTGCGAAAACCATCCGAAGATGTTAATCGTAATTTTACCTTTCATTATCAAGCGTGGCTTGACCTATTGATTATTTTGTATGCAAGTTCAACTTACTTCTTCTTCGCAGTTTTAGCTGACTGCTTGAATGCTTGTGCTGTAGGAGCGCCCTTGCTGCCTGGCTTCCTCATCTTTTCGCCACTACCAGCAGCGATACGATTTTGCTTTGCGTGAATTGCGGCATAAAGCCCTTGTGGTTTTTTGTTCATATTATTTTGTGTTGCTTGTGATAATTGCGTTAGAAATTTAACCTAGTATTGAAAACAATGCAATTCATATTATTTTTTCTTCCAGTCAATTTCTCCGTAGTTGTCCCAATACTTGCTTGTAATCGGCCTTGGCCTATCACCTTTACCAGCACCAACTGGCCTTGATTTCAGCTCGTTGATCCGCGCTTTCCTATCATCATTGTTTTTTAATTTCATTGTGGTTTGTTTAAAGTTTCGCAGGAACGGATATGCATCTCCTTTTCAGATGTGGGCTTTCAGGAGTCTAGGGCCAACATAGGCCGCCCATCCTACCAGTTGAAGTATGCATTGTTTCCAAGAGGCCCAACTAATCGTATAGTCCACCTGCCTGCTAAATTAGTCTCCTCAACTATAGCGTCCTATAGTCTCATCTGTTGATTCAGATTCGGGCGATGTCAGGAATGGGACTGACAGAGCGGTAACCGGAAGTAGTTTAATATGGAGATAGCCGGATTCGAACCGACGACATTCTGCTTGCAAAGCAGATGCTCTACCAACTGAGCTATACCCCCTAGTTTCAAAGATCAAAATTGTAGCTGTCTCTCCAGCCTGTCTCGACTCAGCCGTTGGCTACTAGGTGGTCGTTCACCGACTTATGGAATGTGATTCTCACATACTAAATTGGATTCTCAAGTCATGTCCAAGTGTAGATTATATCTAGTGAAAGTAAAGACTATTGCTCTACAATCGATTCTTCCAGACGTGCCATATGCTTGTGGAATTTAAGCGGAATAATTGGAGTAGTGCCATTCCTATTGTGTGTAACGTGTAGCACGTATGCGTATGGATCATCAGATTCCTCGACTGGCATAATTTTTGTTAGGCTATCGCAGTCCATCTCAAACGTCCGGCTCTCACGGATCATGTTGTCTTCGTTGAGTTGAGCGAGAAGAACTACGCACACATTCAACTCTTTAGATATAATCTTCGTCATGCGGCTGATCTCAGCTACCTGACGCTCCCTGCTTTCCTTCATATTGCTTGGAGTTACAAGCTGGGCGTAGTCGAGCATAATGATCTCGCACTTATTCTCTACTACCAGCCTTCTGGCCCTGGCTCTGAATTGGTTCACAGTCATCGATGCTTCATCAACAATGTGGATCGGAGCCTTCATTCCTTGCGCCATGAAGTTAGATACCTTGGCAAAGTCAGCGCGATTTAGCTTACCGTCTCTAAGGTCGTTCATTCCAATCTGAGCATGGCAGGATGTGATCTTATCTACCAACTCACCAGCGCCCATCTCAAGCGAGATAATGCCAATTGGAACATTCTTGTCGATAGCCGGAGTCGTTACCATCTGGAGTGCGGCTGTTGTCTTCCCCTGCTTGGCACGTCCAGCGATGATATGAACTGTCTGTGGTCGGAATCCTCGCGTTGACATATTCCACTTGTGGAAACATGAGTCATGTCCGCGATTGATAGCGCCACCGCTTCTCGCTGCTTCTTCCCATGCAGTAATGCGCTTATTGAATACTTCAGCTATATGGACGGATTCGGTCTTGGTTGTCATCATTCCGGTTATCTCGCGGCTAGCCTCTTCCTTTAACTCTTCTGGATCAATTGACCTATCAAGAGCGTCAATAGCCATACGCTTTGCAGCAAAATGTATCTTTCTACGGAGATAACAATCACAGATCGTCTTCAAGTACTCATCCCAGTTTGCAGATGAATAGACAACAGTACAGACATGCGTGATGTAATGCTCGCCACCAATTCCATCAAGGAGTTTGGATGCGCACAATTCCGAGGTTATTGTTAACAAGTCTATAGGTTTTTTCTCAAAGTACATATTGAGCATAGTTGCCCAGATGTCTTGGTGTGCTGGAGTATTAAAGTGCTCCAGGGTAATAATATCGGCTATCTTGCCAATGATTCGCGTGTCTTGTATGCAGGAACAAAGCAAGCCTTGCTCCGCACCCATATCGGATGGTAGTTGTTTTTCCATAGTCGAGTTCGATTATAGAGGAACTTGAAATGATGTCAATGCATTCCAAAAAGATTTAAAAGATCCTTTAAACCCTGTGAGTCTTGAGTCGTTGTCCTATTAGGCGGGAGTTCGTTTGTATACGACTCATCGTGTATTCCTTCCTTATACGCCACATCATATGTCGTATCAAAGAACTTCTTGAATCCATTTGCAGACATTACAACCTTTCCATCTACAAGCTGATTAACAAGAGATGGATTTTTAATTAGGTAATATTCAAATAATTTCTCTTTACTCATGTATATAATATTGTAATTGTATCTTAAAAATAAACAACTACAAATATTATGGCAAGACAAAGGCAAGCAGTTGGTGGTTTTACACCGCAAGGATTATCGGAATCATACATGCCAAATTCCGAGTCTATCACATCTGCATATTCTAAAATTATGGGTGATAGAGGTTACGACCCGCAACAAGAATTAGAAGATGTTGCTAAAAAAAACTTTGATGATTTCATGCAAAGGGCTCGTAGAGGAGAAGTCCAGGGAAGGGGGGCGTATAGCAAAAAATTTGCGCCAACAGCAATGGGATTCACTGATTATTTGGCAGCAGATGCAGCCTATAACCTTCATCAAAAAAAAGGTGGAAAAATGCAGGATGAGCAAATCGCTAGAGCATTCGGGCAGCCATATTCAGATTATACATCATATTGATTAAAAAATAATTTATGAAAAAATACAACTCACTTCAAGCGTTCTATAACCAACCTAAAGACGGAAAGCAAATTACCAAGGGTCAGCAGCAGGGGAAGAAAGGTTTCACTAAAAATCGCGAAACTGGCAAGGTTAAGCCAAGCGCAATGGGTAAACTAAATTATTGATATGAAAAAACCTTACGTTGGAAACTACGGATTTAGCCCACAGCAGATGGCGAAAGTAAATTCGCGCCGTGAATCTAGGGGTCAGCAACCATTACTTGATAATAAAATGGGTGATGAGGAGTACATGAATCAATATAATTCATACTCACAGCCTAAAACTCAAAATAATTCCGCTGGCATTCCGAGAAGTCAATATGACATTGAAAATGATATTCCTTTAGAAGAAAAAATACGCTTAATGCAGTCTTCATTTGGTAAAAAATTTCGAGAAAACAAAATGCTACCGCAAAATATGAGCAATATGCGCGGAGCTGTATCAGCGCCATCTATCGCTAATTCATATTTAAGGATAGTGTAATTATCTCCTTGTTCGCATTTCAACGAATGCGCAAAGCATCATAAGCACCAATACAAGTATTATGGCTACTACTTGTTCGTTCATATTTCTATTATCTTCTTTCCGTTTGGATATGTTCCTAAATGTACTTGGGATTGCTCTTGTTTAACAATAAACATAAATGGCTTCTTAAACTGAATAAGATTAATTCCCATCTTTTCAGCAAATTGAATTGCGGAATAGTCGTTAGCGTACATGGTTTTGTAGACAACTTTCTTTATTTTGTATGCAGCTATGGCTTTTATGCAGTCGCTGCACGGCATAAGAGTTGAGTATATAACCTCGCCTTCTTCTGGTTTAATATATCTCAGTGCGTTCTGCTCTGCGTGGATTACATACTTCCTGCGCTCATCTCGATTTGACCAGTCTTCCTCAACGCCCTGCGGGAATCCATTGTATCCAACAGATGCGATTGAGTGATCTTCCCGTAGAATTACTGCACCAACTTTATTCCACGGATCTTTGCTCTTGTATGAAACTGCTTCTGCAATTCCAATTGCATATTCATCCCAGTTCATTGACATGATTCGCACTCATCTCCAATAAGACAGGCGACAGTCTCAATCTTCACATCGCCGAAATCATCTTCAATGTTTGGCAATGTCTTCACTTCATCTTGGATAGCATACTTATCTGCTCGCGCAATAGCTGCTGCGTTGCTATATCCGTTAGGATAGCGTTTTGATAGTTTGTTTATGTTTGCCTTAATGCAGTCTTCAAGAGATATGTTCAGATCATTGAGAAGTCCGGTTAGGTAGAACAAGATGTCCCCAGCTTCCTCAATCACGTTGTCCATGTTGATTTGCTTCTGATACACGCAATGCTTTTTAATTGCGTCCAGAAGCTCTCCAGACTCGCCGGACACGCCAACTGCCATGTGGAGTAGGTGTGCTTGGTGTGGGGTTAATTGCCTGACGATCTCTGCGCCAGGCTTAACGAGTGAATTTACGAATTGTTGATATTGTGTTGTGTTGCTCATATTGTGTTAGTGAATGCTGGGGTAGAATCGTGTCATTGCGTCAATGTTATGTCCATCTGCATACCAGCCCTTACCAGTATACACGTCCATGACATCATTGAAATACTTTTCATACATTGGAGCTACTTTTTCCAATGTGAAGTTCTCGCCAAACTTACGGCAATCGTATGGGTTTATCCGGTAAATGTTTTTGATAGCATCCACGAAGTCGCCCATCGTTCTACAGCGATAGCCAGTGATTCCATGTAGATTGTTTTCCGCGAAGCTACCCCAGTCTGTAGTAATCGTAGGAGTGCCGGATAGTAGGTTCTCGATCTGGACTCCACCGAATGGCTCTACATACATACTTGGTAGGAACGATGCCTTGGCATTAGACATCAGTTTCTTTCTCGTTGGAACGTCTGCGTAGCCTACATATTCAACGTGGTTAGGAAGCTTGTATCCTTCTTCTTTCTGTCCGGCAATGACCAGCTTCACGCCTGCTCGTTCAGTAGCTTGGATGGCAATATCAACTCCTTTTCCGTTATATACTCGGCCAAGATAGAGAAAGTAATCTTCTTTGGCAGAATTGAAGTCAAAATCTTCGACATCGAAATAGTTTGGAATAACAACGTCATACCAATCTTGATTGCACTGACCAACATTCTTAAGCCCACAATAAGCATGGTAGATTGCATAGCTCTCCCAAACTTTCCACCTAGCCCAGTGTCCACCAGCATATCCAATGCCTGGTTCAACGCAAATCAAGTCTTGATGGGCATCACAGATGTGACGTACGCCAGAACCCCAGAAGGGCAGGATAAAGTCGTGACTCCGTTTCCGTACGGATATTTCACGGATAGCATTGTCGTAAAACTTACGATACGCATGGTCGTTGGTATTGAACTTAAAAAAGGTCTTGCGCCAGTCATGTGACCCATAGCTCTCTCGAAAGTCGTTATTGGTAAGTACGGTGACGTGTTCGCTACATTGTAGATCAGAGTCTTCATGTCCGTAGTGTATAACTTCGTGACCTCGCTCGGTCATCATTTTTGAGAATTTTAATACTTTTTGCGTGTACGCGCAAGCGTTAAACTCCTTGCTAGTTACGGTGTGAGGAAGTGACAATACGTGGAATCGGTGTTTCATTGTTCGTTAAATTGTATCATGTTTCTTATATCCGACAAGGTATATCTTAGTAGGATATAGTGGTTATTGGGTTTGATAGGGTATATAATACAATGCTTCTTTGGTGGTGAGATCGGAGCATAGCAGTTCCTATGGAAAGAAACTGCTAAACACATTACTTCCTCGTATGGAGCCATCGTATGCATTTTTAGAATCACTCGCCCAGAGGTCGTCCTTAACCGAGGCTTACTTTAGTTTACACCTTTCAGTGAGAGCCAGCTTGATTCGCAGTCTGCCTCCCTGCGGAAACAGCGTTTTAAGTTGGTAGTCTTTTAACCCTCCCAACCCCTCTCCTTCACACGGGAGTCCTTTACAGGTATTCTCCATAGTCAGGGGATAGAACCCCGCCGTGCTACGCTCATCTTACAGGCTCTTTTGAGGGAACTGCCGTTAGGCTTCATACTAAAAGAAAAACCCGCCTTGATAGTCAGAATATCAAGACGGGTTTTGACCATGAGGAAAATTACCATTATGAGTTTTCTGACAACTCAAATAAGATGTTGAAAATATTATACACTATTTTCAACAAGTCAAATTATTTCTTGAAAGAAAAATCACCTTGAATTTCTTCCAGTATTGTTTAACAATAAAAGCATGAACGCATTTCATTCCGGCTGCATCGGAGATATTATCTATTCAATTCCAACTATGCAGGCACTAGGTGTTACCACACTTTATGTCGGTGATAGGTCATGGACTAAACCAATCGTGAATCGCATTGGATCTTTTGCGAGGCTGATAGAGGCGCAAGGAATTTCTGTGAGTAAACACGAAGGACAGAAGATAGATGTCGATCTTTCCACATACCGGAATGGAGGGATGGTCTATGGTGACAATATTGCTAACCGAGTAGCAAGGTGGGTTGGTGCTAAGATTGATCTGAGCAAACCGTGGATCAAGTCTGGAAAAAACAACTATGCTTCTGGAAAGATAGTCGTAAGCCGAGGTGCAAGGTGGCATGGAGAATTTTTTCCTTGGCTGGAGATCGTGAATGCATTCGCGGATGACATAATGTTCGTTGGGCATAAAGAAGAGCACGAAGACTTTTGTAAAAAGTTCGGAAGAGTTGAGCATTTGCACACAATAGACCTATACGATGTCGCGGAAGCTATAGCAGCATCATCCATATTCATTGGCAATCAAAGCTCACCTAATGCCATTGCAAACGCATTACGAGTTCCCAGCATAGTTGAAACATGTCTATATGCATTTGATTGCATATACGAACGAGACAATGCAACATACTGCCATGATGGTAGGTTGAAGTTTTCTTTCTCAGAAAAAAGCATACAAGTTTCTGACAAAAAGCCATTGTCTGGATACATGATCAAAATAGAAGGGAAAACTCTTCATGCTAAAGATGAGCATATTTGCATTGCATTGGCTAGAGCGGACTGCTATTTACGAAAACTAAAGTATAGCGTAGATCAACTTACTCAACTTGTAGAAAGATATTAATGAAAGCAATTAAAGTTAATGGGTTTAATGGTGGATTAGCAGATCCAAGCAATTATAAAATAATATTGAAAAAAAACAAAATAAGTTGCGAATGTTGTTTTTGCTTTCAAAGATTGGGTTTTGATATAAATGGTCAAAATGTATTTCAAATAACAAAACAAGAACATGATAAATATAAAGCGGGTGGGGTCTGGAGAGTAGAAATAGAATGGAATTCTTATGAAGACCAGCATGTCTTAGATAAAATTTATTGTTCTAGGAAATCAAGCGCAAGTGAATCTTTTGAATCTGACTTCTTAAGTGGTTGTGAACACGATTTTAGACCGAGTATTTCATATACAACATATTATACTGGAGAGTGTGCGGATTTTGGAAATGTAAGATTCGACCCAAAAAGAGTTTTTACTGAAACAAATGATTTTTATACTTCTCAGATTTTTTTATTATTACATTATGAAAATAATAAATTTTATGCAAAATATGTAATAAATGGACCATTTAATGCTAGTTCTGAATTTAAAAAACCTCGTGTACCGGAATATAAACCATATAATATATTAGTTCAAAATGTTGATTTTTCAATGGACGGGAATAAATTAATAGCATTTGGACATCGTGGAGAGTCTCTTTACTGGACAAAAGAAAACTATAGGGGAGAATATTTTTCAAAAATATCAGCAACATTTATACCAAAAAATGAAATGTAATTTTAGAAACGAAAAAATACATCCCGTGTGTACTTTGGGTATGTATGGTGGAATGCCATCATTTAAAATGTGCGAACTTTGTGTTTCCCATAAAGAAAACACGCGAGAGTTTGCATTACAACTTAAAACAAAGTTTGAAAAATCGCATCCAGAAACAGCAAGTAATGTGAGTGGGTGTTGTGACTCAGCTAAAAATTACACTTGAATAAAGTAATTGTTAACAATATATTTCATACTTTATGCAGCCAATTAAAACAACTAACGCAATGAATCCAGCCCCAGCAAAGGGGATTCAATCACTACCAACTCCGGTAATAGATGATGTCATCATTACTGAAGTGGTGAATGCGTGGAAGGGAGATTACAAGAAGCTAGATTATGGAACAATGTGGGATAGTGTACCGCACGGATCACAGCAAGGTAGCTTCCCAGAGCATAAGCTAGTATTCCAACAAGTTTCGAGCGAGGATGGGCAGTGGGTGAAACGTATCTGGGCGAATGATAGAGTAAACCAAGACAGCTACAACTATGCTATCAAGTATAGCTCCGGATCTCAGAAGCATCCAATCTACACAAGGACATATATTGTACCCAGAGAAACATACTCCCCATTTGTTTACCTTACTCCAGATACAATGTTTCCCAATGCATTTCTTACAGATGAAGCTACAACTCGCAATGAAGGCGCATTAGATTCAAAGTATATCACCGTAACAAGGGTTTTTGAAACATTGCCTGGACCAATTGTTCCTTCGCAAAGATATAATCAACGTGGAGATTTGGAGAGTATAAACACTCAAACTGTTTATCCAAGAACCGAGCCAACTCCTGACGGACTTTTTATTACAGGATCACAGGTAATTCAAGAAGATGTAAGTAAGGGTGTAAAAACAACATCATCTGTTGAAAAGCATTCAACTCTTTCTACAAAAGAAAAAAAAGAAGGGCTACTTGGAGAAACAATTACAACTGATGATATTGTAGTCCCATCAACTGAACCTGATGCATTATCCGAATCCGTTGTTGCTTCAATTGTTCAACAAACATCAGCAACAAAGGCTATAAAAAGAACAACTACATCTACTGGACCCTCTAGTCTTTCTAAAAAGTCAAAAGATGGGAAGCTGCTCGGTGATGTTATTTCAACGCAAAGTATCGTTGCTCCAAATACCAATCCAGATTCACCAAGTTCAACAATTCTTTCAAGTGAAGTTAATCAAGTTGATTCTGGTAAGGCTGTTAAAACTAATGTTGTTTTAAATAGCACTCCGACTTTATCTGGAAATCAAAATGAACAAGGTTTACTTGGAATTAAGTCAACAACAGAAAGAATTGTTGCCGCTGGCGCTTCTGCCGATGCATTGTCATTATCAGTTATCTCATCTCAAGTTGATCCAATAGACTCGGTAAGGAGCAGGAAGGTTACGGTAACATCAACCGGACCATCATCATTATTAGGAGGTCAGAATAAAGATGGATTACTTGGACAGACTAATGTTATTGAAGAAATCGTTCCAGTTGGGACTAATCCAGACAATCTTTCTCACACAATTGTTTCTTCTTTAATAACTCCAATTGATTCAGCCAAAAGTAAAAAAACAACAATTTCCTCAAGTGGGCCAACAACTCTTTCTGGAAGAAGAATAAATCAAAGGGGGGAAATTGAAACAGTTAATGAAAGTATTGTTCCCGCTAATTCTTCTCCAGATGCAGATTCTGTAAATACAATATCAAGTGAAGTAGAACCAATTGATATAGCAAAGTCTAAAAAAACAACAATTACAGTTCCTGCGAGGGCTATTCTTTCTGGAGGAAAAGCATCGTCTGGGTTGCTTGGAAGGACTTTAGTTACGGACTCAATTGTAGCATATCCAGCAAGTCCAGATAGTTTAACATGGGATGGAAATATCGGAATTATTGAATCATCTGTTGAGCCAATTTCTGCAACAAAAGCAAAAAAAACAACAGTACAATCATATGGTCCAATTAAATTATCTTCTAATACTCTTATTGAATCACAACTTGGACTGGTTGAGGCAAGCGTTGAAAAGTCAATAGTTGATTCAGATACAGGGCCAACAAGCGATGTAAATTTAGGTTTAAATATAGTTAAAGATTCAATAAACAGACTAGATCAAACTAAATCGGAAAGAGAGTTGGTTAGGGTAAACGAGTGGCCTGAAAATGTTAGCGTTGATTACGATGATCAATTAGGAATAGGAATTTATTATGAAGAAACGATTGTATCACCTACTGAATATAAAGATACACCATCATGGATTAAGTTACAAAATACAGAGTATAAAGCAATAGACCAATGGAAAAGCGTTAAGAAAAAAATTAATATAGACAAAGTAAAGGAAGCGCTATTAAATCAATATTATAAAGTTCCAATACAGGTAAGAGTAAAACTACCAGATAAACTTTTATCAACAACTTGCTACGTTGCAAATAGTTATGGCGCTGGAACTGATTTTAATATATCTGAAGGAGCTAATACTGGATCATATAACATGAGCAATTCCGGTTCATCTAAATCGTCATGGTCAATTGGTGGAGATATTTACTTTGAAATAGAAAATGGATTTGATGGAGAAGTAGAAGGATTTAAACACATTTTTTTCATTCAAATGGTAAATGGTCAAATTAAATCTGAATCAATATTAAACCGTTTAAATATATTTGCTCAATTTGGAACAGGACCAATTACTTCTCCAGTAGAAGGCGAAGAGGTTGTTCGTACTGAAACATACTTAAAATGGCCATATATTAAAACAAAAACAGAAAATATTGTTTTGATTACAGGCGGTAGGTCATTATCAAATTCTAAATCAAAATCTGAATCAGTTGGTATTAATGGCTTTGCTTCTTCTACTGGAGAAGGAAAATCTTTTGATGTTAATGTAAATGCAAACTCAATACTTGTTCCGCAAACAATGCATTCAGATATTTCAATAAATATTAAAGAAATTAATACTGTATCAGATAGTAAGGGGATTTTAAAACCAGCATTATCAGTTAATCCTCCTTTATTAAAAGCCACGAAACCATCAATATTTCCAACTGGTCAATTCTTAATGTCTGCTGATGTAGAACTTTATAAATGGGGATTTGTTAAAGTTACAGCAGTCACAGCAACAATATCATCAAGAGAAATATAATGGATAATTCAGTTACTCAAAATCAACAAGTATCCAGTGTTGAAAACATGCAGATAAAAATGCCATCATTATTTGAGTCTGGTGGACAATATATTCCAATAGGAAAACAAACAGATGTAAATGGAAGAAGTATTCCGGCAATACCAGACTTTTCAAAAGCCCCATCATATGGAACATACGTATTAGGATCAATCAACGGATCAATACAATGGATACCAACTGAAGGTTGTGATTAATTTACTTGATTAAATAAATATATTATATAAAAGAATTATAAAAAATATTATGGCTAGAACATTTGCAAAATCACGAGGTGGATCAACAGCGGGAAATATTATGACTGGTGGGTCACAACAATCAAAACCAACAGCAATGACACCAGCACAATATGAGGAAAGCACTGGTAATAAATTAATTGATTATGCAACGGATCAATATGGAAATTTAGACCAGGGAAACATGAAGATTAGGTTAAAAGAATTTGTTGAAAAAGATAAGCAAGCCGCAGCAAATCAACTAAATCAGTCGTCTATAGGCGATTCATATAATAAAATGATTGGTCAATATGAACCCGATATTTCTAAATATACAGGGATGTTGCCAAGTACTAACCAATTTACAGAACAACCTGGGAAAAATGGATTTTATGGTTCTATGTCTGGACTTGAAGGCGCGTCTATGAGATTGGCAAATGCAGCGTCACAACGATCAATGGCAGAAGCTGGATATGGATCAGGTCTTAAGCGTGGAGAAACAGCCAATGAATATGGGCTAAGAGATATTTCAACAGCTAAAGAATATGGTCTAAAAGGCGGATTGCTTAATCAAGAATATGGTTTAAAAGGCGGATTGATTGGTCAAGAATATGGACTAAGAGGTATGCAGACAGCTCAATCCTCAGGATATTCTTCACCGCAACAAATGCAACAAGACTTGAAAAATCAAAGAGAAAAAGAAGATGCATATAAAAAAGCATTAGCATCTGGTCAAAAGGGAACATTTAGTAGTACTTGGGGTTCATTTACAATATAATGAGAATAACACTAGGAGAAGCGAGGCAACAACTTTACGCCTCAATTGTTCCTTCGCTTGATAACCAAGCGAATATAGATCGCTTTAACTCATACCTTAACCTTGCACAAGAAAGACTGATTAATAGCGGGAAGTGGAATGGCACAATCCTCCCTGTTAGGTTTTATTCTCCAAGCGGAATCATTACTTTGCCTAGACGGTTTACTTCAGCCCTTGCTGCTAAGTGGAGCAAGGATACCGGAAACGGAACTGCTACTGGACCAATCAAAATACGAAATGGATGGTTTACATATTTAACTCCAATCTCTGATTTGTGGACTGCTTCATATTGGCCAAGGTATGGATATAACGAGACGTTCTTTGATGACCTTGGTGATGGTTTTGTTACTTTTGCCAATCCAACATTTTCTACATTTACGATTAAACTTGAAATTGAAAATGCAAGCGATGCAATGAATCAAGTTGTTATTAAAGGTAAAGACCAAGATAATAATGATGTAACAATGAATGTTACTCTTGTTGATCCAGACATTATTGTTAACCAAGTATTCTCAAGTATCACATTTTTCCAAAAACCAATTACAAACGGCGGGATAAATCTATATGCTGTAAATAATGTAGATGAGGAGAAGATAGGAGCATACGAGTCTACTGAGACAACAGCAAGCTACCATCGCTACGCTGTGCCAAACGAGCCCACAATCAACTATCTTGATGTCTTGTGCAAGATTAGGTTTGTTCCGTGCGTATATGATACAGATGAAGTAATTGTTTCAAATCTTGGAGCATTGAAAAATATGCTTACATCACTTCGATTTGAGGACGAGGCAGACTTGGATAGGTCTGAAATGTTCTTTATGAAAGCGCTACAACTATTAAACGGAGAAAGCCGAGAAATTCGCGGTGGATCGCAATGGAAATTAAACATTGACAGAGCATCTTTCCAATTTGAAAATCTTTGGCCAGGAAGATAAATTATGTCTACATTTTCACAAACGCCAGGAGAACTTGATGTCGAAGCAGTTTTGGGAACTGACTTTACATTATCGTTAAACTTTTCAAATACAATTTCAGACTTCACATTTGACGCTGCAATTGTGTTGCAAGAATATCCATCACAAATTCTATTTCCGCTTACCGTTGATATTAATGGATCAAATATTGTAAACATTACATTAAGCAGTGAGCAGACGAGTGAAATTGGAGTTATATCAAATAAGAAATGGTATTTGACTAGAACTAAAGATGACATTACTCAAATGGTTCTATCTGGCAGATTTCAAATATCAGATATTCCAATTGGTCAAAACTCTGGAGTTAGAGAGTATATTTTAATTAACGACCTTACTGTATCTTCTTTATACGCAGTTGGAGCGCATGGAGCAACTGGTTCTACTGGGATCGGCGCAAGCGGAGCTACTGGCGCAACGGGAATTGGAGCAACCGGAGCAACTGGAATTACTGGGGCAACGGGAATTACTGGAGCAACGGGTCTTCAAGGAGCAACAGGAAATCAAGGTTCTACTGGTGCTGGAATAAGATTACTAGGAACCGTTCCGGCTATTATTAACCTTCCAGGAAATGCTAACATCGGAGATATATGGATTGTTACAGCACAGAATGGTGATGGATATTCTTGGAATGGTAGTGCGTGGTTTAATGTTGGTCAAATTTTAGGTCAGACCGGAGCAACTGGATTACAAGGAATTCAAGGAGCAACTGGAATTGGTGCAACTGGAGCAACTGGAATTGGAGTCCGTGGATCAACTGGACCAATTGGAGCTACAGGAATTGCTGGATTGGTTGGGGCTACTGGGCTAGGAATTGTTTTATTAGGAACTGTACCAGATATTATTAACCTTCCTGGGTCAGCCAACATTGGTGATATTTTTATTGTAACAAATCAAAACGGAGATGGTTATTCTTGGAATGGGGTTGCATGGGTTAATGTTGGACAAATTAAAGGACCAACTGGCTCTACCGGAAGTTTAGGTGCTACTGGAGCAACGGGAGCTGGAGCAACAGGTGCTACTGGAGAAATTGGGGCAACTGGATTTACTGGAGATTTTGGGGCTACAGGGATTGATGGGGCCACTGGATTAACTGGATCTACTGGCGCGAGTGGGGCAACTGGTTCAACTGGTCCATCTGGCCAGCAAACAGTATTTTATAGATATGATGCAGAAGTAACTCAAACATCAGGAAACCCAGCTGATGGGTTTTTATATTGGAATAATTCAACGCAAATTAATTCAACCATTGTATCGCTTTCACATATTGCATCTTCATCTGAAAATATTAATGTATTTTTATCATTAATTTCAATTGGCAATCAATTTTTAATTCAAGCTAAGGCCAATTCAAATAGTTTTCAAAGGTGGCAAGTTTCAGGAACTCCAGTAAATATTTCTAATATCTACATACAATTTCCAGTAACACTTATTAGTAGTGGAGGTGGAGGTCAAACAAACTTCGCTCAAGGTGATGATGTTATTTTTGCAGTCACACAGCAGGGAATACAGGGCGCAACTGGACCATCTGGATCGACTGGATTAACAGGAAGTACTGGAGTTGCTGGAGCAACTGGGGTTGGTGCAACTGGGGCAACTGGATTAGGGGCAACTGGAGCTACTGGACCAACTGGATCGACTGGAGTCACTGGCTCAACTGGTATTACCGGAGCAACGGGACCAATTGGAATTGGAATTACTGGATCGACTGGACCAACAGGTTCTACTGGGATTGTTGGTGGCACTGGAGCAACTGGATTTGGACTAGTATCATCAGCGTGTGTAATAGCGCAAGCCGGAGATAATCTTATTGCAAAATATGCTGCCGCTGTAGCGTTGACACCTAATGGTTCAGCTAAGTCTGTAACGAATCGTGCAACGCTTATTATATTTCCAGGACGATATAATGTGTCTGAAACACTTAATGTCAATACAAGTTACGTTGATGTAATTGCGTTAGGTTCAGTTGAAAAAAGATCATCCGCATTATTGATTTCTACTGGTGTTTTTGACCCAATTGACGTAAGTGCTGGAAATGTTGTAGTTGTTGGGATTGGGACAACTGGCGTTGATGATGGTAAATTCGGAGTTTCAACAGGATCTTCGTCTCAAACATTTATTAATTGTACCGCTGGGAATACTGGATATTCATTTGGAAGTTGTTATGGGACATTTATTGGATGTTCGGCAGAGGGAGATTACGCTTTCAATGATTGCTATGGGTCATTAACAAATTGCAGCGCTGGATATAGCGCATTTAATTCCGGTAATGGAACATTGAAAAACTGCTTTGCTGGGAATGAATCATTTTATGGAAGTGGAACATATATTGATTGTTCTGCTGGAAGCAATTCATTTGGGTGGAGCGATCAATCAGGAGTGAGTGTAACCGGAACATGCAAGAACTGCTCTGCTGGAGACTTTAGTTTTGGCGCTTCAACAAATTCCGTAACAATTACTGGCACATTTGAAAATTGCACTGCTGGAATTGGAAGCTTTGGGAACAGCCCAGACGTAGTAACAATCAATGGAGCTACATTTAAAAATTGTAATGGTGGACTTGGATGCTTCGGAAATAGCGATGCAAATGTTGATATTATTGGGAATAGCACATTTGAAAACTGCACCGCTGGGAACAGTAGTTTTGGATCATCTAATTCCGCTGTAGCAACAGTTGGACCTGCAACATTTACAAACTGCACCGGAGGACAATCAAGTTTTGGCGGGACCGGAACTGCAAGCGGAACATTTACAAATTGTACCGCTGGAGATGAAAGCTTTGGAGGAAACGGTGGAACTGCAAGCGGAACATTTTCAAGTTGTGTTGGTGGTGATGTCAGTTTTGGAAGAGGAGGAACATTAACCGGAAGCTTGTTTTATTGCAGGCTTATTAATGGAGGGACTTATGGAACTCCAACTGGGGCTGGAATTATTCGCCTTTGCCTTGCAAGTGATGGTGAAATAATAAACGCTCCTATCTAAATTTTAGATAGCAATCCATCTAAATAGTGCTATATATCAATCAATAATCGTTAAACAATAAAGTTATGGCTACAGCATTAGAAAAATTCGGCAAGTTCCAACCACTGCAAAGCGAATACAAGCGTTACATGATGGAACGTGAACGCAATCGTGAGAAACGCCCACCTGAAGCCGGATCAAGTTATCCTAAACGCGCAGTTGATGAAACAATCCGTGAGCGTGTTGACAAGTATCGTGACAAAGAATTGCTTGATAAAGAGCTTGAGGACAAAAATAAATACAAGCAAGAATATACCGAAGAAGAGGATCAGCTTCCAGAGCCAGATGTAAAGTCAAAGCCTAAACCTGCGGTTAAAAAACCAAGTGATGGCGTTGAGCGTATGCAGCGCAGGATGAGTGAATCACTCGGAGAGAAAGACGATACTTCCACGATTACTATTACTAAGAAAGCTAAGGAGCCTAAAGAGGAGAAGCCTAAGTATATTGCTGGATTTGAGAAGGCTGGTAAACCATCTACAATCCGCGTTGGTGGGAATCGTTCAAGCTATAGTCCAGAGCAGCTTGAGTCTCGCAAGAAAATGCTTCGTAAGAACTCTGTATTTGGGAGGAAGTAAGTATGGCTGAAACCAAAACAAATAAACTTGGATCAGTTCAAGGCAACCTAACAGCTGCTTATAATGCGCGTAAAAAAAGAGATGACTTGTATAAAAATGGATACGCATTTAGCCCTGATAAGGCAAAAAGAGATGAATATGCAGCCGTTGGGGATGAAATGGATAAAAACTATAATACTGGATTTCAAGAAATAAGAAAACTTGAAGAAGAAATAAGAAATAAACCGGCATTTAGATCTCTTACAGACGCTGATAAAGAGCGTTTGCAGAAAATAAAAGACATTAAAAAACAAATTCCACTACAAACAAGAGTTGCCCAATCGCTTTTGCCAAGAGGATTAGGGAGAAGTAGTGGAATTGCGCCATTGCAAGAATCTGAATTAGAAAAAGAAATAAATACAGTTGAAGAAGATACTCCAACTATAACAGTTAGTAAGCCTAAAAGAAAAATCGAAAAACTATATCGTGTAATGTATGCTGGGAAAGGAGCTGATGCATCTGAAGTATATGAAACAAAAGAAGAAGCTGATGCCGCACTAAGAAATTCTGGAGGGAAAGGCGCTGTTGCTGGAGTCAATATGTCTCAGAAATCTCGCGGAGAAGAAATGCTTCCAGTAGAAGATGTTGAGAAGAGAAAGAAAGAGTATATAGCTCAACTTTCTAAAACAAAGGAAATTCCTAAAAAAGAATCAGATATACTTCAAAGAATAAATGCACTTCGCAATCCTCAAACAGAAGAAGAAATTCTTGCTGTTGCAGAAAACAAGGGAAAAATGGAAGAGGGAATTGCTAAGGCAAATGAAGAGAAGCGAGTTAAAGATAAAGCAGAGGGAGCTAAGTTTGCAGATTGGCGTTCTGGTGTTGATATAAGGAGAAGGTCTGAAGATGCACTTAACCAGTTTAACAACGAAATGGGAATGCTCAAGTCGGCTTATAGAGATGCAAAACAATCAGGAAAACCGCTAGAAGCAATTGAACTTTCCAGAGAAATACGTAAACGTCAGGGTTCAATTCCTAAAGAAATGGGCGCACGTAAAAAATACTTTGAAGAAAATGCTGTTCGCAATAGAGATGCAATGCTTGGTGAAATGAAACGGATAGAACAAGAACGAGAGGCGGTTGATCGTTTAGCATCAGTAAATTCAGATGCCAGAGATTACATTCCACGATTTAATATAAATAATACGGCACCAATTCGTTTAACATATTAATAAGATGCCACAAAACCGATATAATTCATTTCAAAGCAGCCCTAACTTTGGCGATGAAATAATGCAATCTGTGATTGCTCAAACGCCAGGAGCATTTGACTATGCTGAACTTGATAAAAAGTATCCAACAAGACAAGTAAGGCCAATACTTCCTGAATATATTCAGCAAGAAATGGAAGATGAAAGAATAGCTAGAAAAGAAAAACTAGCAAATCAAAGAATCAGAGAAGCTCAGGCAAGTATTTATGAGTCTAAACTGAATGAAGATATTGCAACGGCAGAGCAAGTTCAGTTAGCAAGAGAAGCATTTTCCCAATTAAACCCGCAAGATCCAGAGTATCCCAATAAACGTGACAAGATATTCATGGATTTACCATACGCTGAAGGCGACTCTGCATTTATGAAGAGTATCGTTGGAAGAAACGATAGGTTATACGAAAACTACTTCAAAAAGAATCTTGCCATCAAAAATCTTACAACAAAAGACGTTGGTGAAGCATTGAAAGAAATTGCAAAATTTGAGGAAATCAAAAATGCGAGAGGAACAGAATATTCCCCAACGGAACAGAAATACGTTGATCAGCTTATGTCTCAAGTTGACAGCTTCTATTCAAGTCAAGGAGCGCCTAGCAATGTTCCGGCTACAGCACAATCATTGTCATTTTCCTCCGTAGAAGAAGCTGATTCTGCGGGCTTGCCAAAGGGAACGATTGTGTATATTAATGGTCGTAAAGCAAGAATCGACTAATGCCAATTACATTTTTAGACGAAGAGGAAGACATGGTTCTTCCTGTAACTCCTACTAAAAACAAGATAACATTTCTTGATGAAGAGGAGGATAATCAAGCGCAAGTTCAATCACTGCGTGATCGTTTTGCTCCGAGGCAAATAGCTACTGATAAATCAGAAAAAGATAAATCATTTTTTGGAGTTTTAGATACTGCGTCTGCAATTGGAGAGGCTGCATCTGATCTTATAACTGGAGTTCCTGCGGCTATGAGAAGAGCAAAGGTTGGTCTTATTCGCCCAGATCAATATAGTCCAGAAGATGTAATTGCATTTGAGGCTGAAAGAAAAAGGAACGAACAACTTGAAATTGAGCGTCATAAAAGAATTTCCGCTGGAGAAGAAACATCTGTTGGTTCAGCAATTAGGGAGGCTGGTAAGAGTCTTGGATTTACTGCCGCCAATATACTTCCCGCGATGGCTGGTGGAGCTGCTGCTGGAGCTATTGCTGGGGCTGCATTTCCAGCAGCTGAAGTTGCAACAATTCCTATTGGAACAATTGCAGCCGGAATTGGAGCTGCCGCTTCTTCTGCACCAGTTGCTTATAGAATGGCTGGAGCGCAGTTCTTAGATGACGCATTCAATCAGCTTGAAAGCAATTCTCTGAAGAAAAACAATAGACCATTAACAGAAGAAGAGAAGGATGCCGCATACAAAGAACTACTTCCAATAGCTCAAAATACTGGAATATGGGAAGCTGGACCGGAGGCTGTTGGTAATGCTGTAACATTAGGAGTTGGTAAGTTTGTATTTGGATTTGGGAAAGATGTTGCAACTGGCATTGCATCTAATGCAATTAAATCAGCTACAAAAACAATTGGTAAGAAAGTTATAGAAAAGGGAGCTGCAATAGCTGGTGATTTAGCTGTTGAACTTGGTGGTGAAACAATTACTCAAACACAGCAAGGGTATGATGATGCAAAGGCACAACAATATATTAAAACCGGTAGCACAGCTGGCGCTGTTGATGAATATAAGGGGTTAGCTGGGTTGGGAAAAGCCTTCAAAGAAATAGCTCCTGCAACAATAGCCACAATGGGATTAATGGGTGCAGTTGCCGGAGGAGCTAAACTAGCATCAAAACCATTTTCAAATAAAACGGAAACTGGAGAGGAAGAAAAAAACAATAATGCTGAAAACACTGCACTTGGTGGTGCTATGCTTGCAGAAAATTTAAATAGAAATAATTCACCAGAAACGGCAAGAATAATACAAGATTTAGCAGCAAATGAACTTTCAGATCAACTTGAGAGTGACTTTGCACAACAACAAGCAGCGGCTGCTGCACAACAACAACAACAAACAAATGCCACTAAAGAAATCATCAAGCCAGAAGGCGTTCGTCAAGAACCTCAAAACGGAACTGAAACACAACAGACCAATGAAACAATCGTTGGCGATAGCATACTCAGTGCAACAAAAAGCGAAGAAGAAAGGCAAATAGCCAGAGACATCGTAAGCGAGTTGCAAGCTGTAGCGAACAATACCGCTACAAACGAACAGATTGCCCGTCTATCGATGGATGGACTCGTAGATGTCCGTAGAGGCCAAGCTATCATAAACGAGGATGGAGAGGGCATCCTAGCGCAAGCACAAGCACCATTGCCAAACCTCACGCCGGAAGAACGAGCAGCTGAAGTCGAGGCTGCTCCAGTTACTCCGACTCCATCAGAACTTATCATTGGAGAAAAACCGCAAGTTTCTCCAATAGTAGGCGAGCAAGTTGCAGAGACTGCTCCAGTAGAACAAGTTGCTGAAACTCAAATTGCTGAAGAACCTATCATCTTGGAAAAACCGAAAACTTCTGAGATAGTAGGCACTGAAACTCCTACTATTGTTGAACAAGAACAAGTTTCTCCACAAGGAATGCGAGTTGCAGCAGCGGCGTATATTGCTCCAGATGGTACTGAGTATACAGGTGCATCTCACTTGGATGCAATGGAGCAAGCTAAAAATGATGGAAAGATTACGCAATCCGAGATTGACGTAAGGCAAACCCCAGAGTCACGCGAGACACCACAATTTGGATACAAGACAGATGCAGATCCATTCGTGACACGCAATCAAGCTGAAAGTATCGCAAGGCAGTCTGGTCAGCTTCTTGTAGAAAAACCAGCTACAGGTCAATTACACAGCAATGAGGTGGCATTGGATGAGTTCCCTAAGGCAAAAGCTGCTACGATAGCAACCACTCCCACACCAGTAACTGAGCAAGTTGCGCCAGCAGAAGCTCCCGCGCCAGAGGTTGGAGATATTGTTGCTGTTGATAGAAAAAATAATACTGAATTTGCTTTAGTTAAAGGACTGCTTCCAGAAAGGCCGGATATGTTTTCAATCGGAATTAGACTGATTGGATCAAATCAACCATTTGAAAGCGGAGGTTACGGACACAATACTAGCAAAGATTCTGTAATGAAGCGTTTCTTTGAAAAGGAACGGAGTAGACTTCAAGATATTGAAATTAAAAATCAATACTTCCAGAATATTATTAACGAAGAGGAAGGCAGGGTTTCTGCTGTAGAAGCTAAAGAATCGGAAAAAAAACAGCAGGAGCAGGAGAAACAAAGGCAATTTAATGAAGAAAAAGCGGCATATGAAGATGCAATATCTCAAGTTAAGATTCCAACAGGGAAATCTGAGACAATGCGATTCACCGCGCCAGACGGTTCAGATCAGGCTTTTGAATCAAAACGATATGGAGATGTTGGAATAAGAAAAGTAACATCTGGCAAGAATTCGCTATACAATGTGGATCATTGGCATTCTGGACTGCGTATTATGCAGTTTAATTCTTTGTCTGAAGCCAAGAAATTCACGCAAGCAATCATTGCATCTGGAGCGGACATTTCTAAAAAAGACATTCAAGAATCTGAATTAGAGAAACTGCGACCAATTGCTAGATACTTTAGGAGCGGAGAAGTGGTTCCATCCCTTCCATCGCAACTCACTCCCGCAGTATCGGAAACAATAACAGAGCCAGCACAAGCCGCAGTTACAGCGCAGCCAACAGAGTTTGGATTTGTTAAAGACATTGATAGCACAAAAGAAAATATTAAGAAAAACCTAATTCGATTTGCATCCGGCATGAGTGGATTGAGCGATATGCGGCGAGGATCATACGCTCGCGCTGGACATAGGAATTACGGAATTGGATTTGATGTTGGTTTGCTTTCTAAAAATACTATCAATGAATTGGCTAACTTTATAGTAAACTTGGATACGCAGGTATTCATTGACTCTGGAGCATTTAGTAGTTTCAAGAAAGCGATAAAAGAAGGTAGGACGGTTGAAGCTCTTGATTTTGATAAGATACTTGCAAAGTATGATGCAATCATTGACGAAATTGATAAGGCTAATGCTGTTGAGAAAACTGATTATCCTCGTCCAATGCTTGTTATGCCGGATGTTATTGGAAATCAAAAAGCATCATTGGATTTGATTGATAAGCATAAGAATTGGATAGCAACATCTATATCAATGGATTTAAGCGTTCCGATTATTCCTATTCCACTTGGAGAGTTATCACTATCTAATGCATACTCAAGTATTATTGATATTTTAAAAACAAACACATTAGGTATTGAAATTGATCCAAATAAATTTGTTGTTGGAATTCCATCTAATGCAGAGGCGATAAGCAGGGACAAACTTGCTGAATTTTTGAAACAATCACAACCGCCAAGAATTCATTTCCTTGGTGCTGCCGCTGATAAAAACATATCTCCGTTAATTGATGTTGTTGCTCAGAATTCACCTAATACACAAGTGACAGCTGATGCGAGCAAGGTTAGATCAGCTATCCTTAATGGGGTTGCAAAAGGCAAAACAAGGCAGCAGGCTATCTTTGATGCGCTTTATCAAGAAGATGATCCTAATATTGTATTGGAGTCTATAGGTAAAAATCCAGAGCAATTAACCCCAACAGAGCCAGCAGCGCAGCCTACTCCAGCAACTCAACCAGAAGGCATCGCAGTAGGCAACCGAATCAAGTTAGGCAAGAGTCCACAGACATATATCGTAGAGGAAGTGCTTCCTCAGACCGAATCAGAGAAGGCTAACAAAGATCAGTATTACTCTGTAAGGAGCGAGAGAAAGAACAAAGATGGAGAATATGATGTGCAGGCTGTTCTGAGAAAGGACATGAAACTTGTAGGCGGGAATAAAGCGTTGAAAATGGCAGCAGAAGTTATCCCCAACCAAGAAGCTGTCACGCCAATTCCAGAAGCAAACCGCTACACATACGAAGAAGCTGTAAGGCTGGTTGACTCCTACTTCGACAAAGAAGGAATACCGGAAGGTGTAGTTATCGTAAACAATACTACGGAGCCAGACCTTGAGATGAAAGCCGGATATTTTGTAGATCGTGGGCAGATCGTAATCAACCTAGCGTACATCGCTAAAGGCGAGAGCCTATCTGATATTATCTCACACGAACTTGGTCATTACATCTTTGGAGATCCAGAGTTCCAAGCTGAATTCAAGAAGTTCTGGGACTTAATGACACCAGAAGAACAAGCTGAAGCTGATAGATTAATAAACCAATTTTATAACGCAGAGACTAGTGCGGTGCAGATGGAAGAGAAGCAAGTACGCGCATTCATGCAGTTAGTTCAAGAGGGCAATGCTCAACCACAATGGAGGCAGCTTCTGGACAGCATCAAACGTTGGATTAACAAGTATCTTAAAACAAATTTTCAAGTAACTGACAGAAACGCATTGGCAGTCCTTGCTGCTGCACATAAGCGATTCAAGAGCGGTGAGCGTATCATCCGTGAGATTGATTCTGGTGTGCTTAAAATGGCGGCAGAGCCAAAGCGTGAAAAGGTTGGTGGAATGAATATCGGTAAAGCAATAACAACTCCACCTGGCATTACCAAGATGACGCAAAATGTCATCAAAGCTAAATTCTTCAATGGGTCTACAATATCAGATGAGAATACAGCATTAGCATTTGGATACATCCAGCAACTTCTTGATAAGAAAGACAATAACGGAAACAAATTTGCTGGTCTTGTAAACAACATTGTTGATGACGAACTTGTTGCTCAAACACAAGAAATGGTTGACTCTGGAAAATTTACAAGAGAAGAAGTTGATTTTGAGAAAAGAATGGGAGCATCATTGCTTAGGGTTGAGCTTATGAATTACGCTTCGAGGCTCGCTGCTCAAGGTAATGTTAAAATGTTTAAATTACTTCGTAGAAAAATAAACAGCATCCCATCAGATGAATATGCTGGAGGGTTAAGTAAGGAAGGAAGATCACTTAACACTGCAAAAGGATATGATATTTCTGGATACAATACATTTAAGATAGAACAAGAAAGCAATGTTGATAGACTTGCTGCTGCGCTTTTTGGAACAAGTAAGCCAACGGAAGAACAGCGGAATATTGCTCAACAGGCATTGGAAGATTCTGAAGATGTAGAGTATGGTTCCGCTGAAGAAATTGCGACTGCTATTGAAGATATTGAGAAGCGAACTAAACGTAATGTTATTAAGAATATTGAAAATCAAATCAGTGGTAATATAGAGGGGAAAAGAAATGCTGCTCTTGAAAAGCAAAAGACAAGACCTAAAACCCCATCTAGCGTAGAAAAACAAGCTCAATCTATAATTGACGGTCTTGCCAATCAAATGTCAGATACTCCTGCATTTGCAGAAAAACAAGAGAACTTGGTAAAGTCTATTGTTCAACAAGACTTGAGGCAGAGGCCGGATATGAAACGCAAGCAGCCTTGGACAAGCCAACTGACGGCAAAGCTTATACAGGCCGGAGTAAACGAAACTCAGGCTCAAACAATCTCTGACCTCGTATGGAGGCAGCATGAGATTAAAGCAATGGATCGTCAGCTTAAAGAGCTCCAGACGGCAGCAGAGAAAGGATCTCCTGCAGTTATCATCCAACGCATCAAAGACACTCCACTTGCGATGCAGCAAGAACCCAACTGGATGCAAAGCGTAATCCGTGAATACTTGGTTGAGGCAGGGTTATCAGAGAATGCGGCTAAGACGGCAGCGAGGCTTTATGAAAGCGTTATTTCTGAAAGATTCGCCGAAGCAAAGCAGAAAGCATTTGAAGCAGCGCTTAACAAGTCAGCACCTTGGAATAACTTTCTTTCCAGAAATGTTAAGCTTGGTAAGGACGCATTGAAGAAGATTCAAGAAGCAATCAGAACTGGAGTACTTGATCCTACGCAGACTACAGAAAGCATCATTGCAAAGCAGAATGGATGGTCTGGATTCAGCAAGGAACAGCTAACTCGCATTGTCCAGTTGGATGACATACTTTCAGATAGTAATGAAAATCAAGTTACAAAAGCTGAAGCAATGTCTGAACTGAATAAGATTATTGTAAAAGCAAAAATGCCAGTAAGATTTAAAGACGCAATAAGTGCATTCTATGTTGCTCAAGCATTATTAGGAATCCCAACATTTTCAGTAAATATATCTGGACCAGCAGTATTTGCACTTCGAAATTTAACTACAGATGTTGCGAGATATGCAGCCACTGATCCTAAAAATATTCCAATTGCATTTAAAGGTTTTATGAATTCTATGCAAAACTGGTATGACAATACTGTGTATGCGTTTAAAAATCAGATTTATATGTCTGGTGAAGTTGAATACATGCAGGGTCAAAACGTGTTGAGCGAGTTGTTTGACAAAGGAATGGCTCAGTGGGAAAAAGGCGAATATGCAAATGGAATGGCGAATATGCTTGTTGGCATGACGCAAATCACAGGGCGAATTCTATCAGCGCTAGATCAAGGAGCAATTGCAATGATGGAGAGCCAAAACATTCCAAGGTATGCACTTGATGCAATGGTTTCTAATAAAATGATTCCTAAAGAAAAACGCAAGGAAATTGCAAATATTGCTCTTTATGGACGTAGCCTAATTAGGCAAGATTTGATAGCATCTGGAATGTCACCGGAAAGAGCTGGAGTCCTTGCTGATCTTCAAATGCGCTCTGAATTGATGGGGGCACTCTCAGAGTATGGCATCAGCAAAACGGAAGTACTTGATGCTTCATTGAACGATGCGCTACAATCCGTTGGAAGGAATCGTGTTATTACAACAGAAGGATTTAAGAAAGAGCGCAATAACCTGCGTGATGCCGGAATAACATCTGGGCTTGCAATTGGCTTCCTTGAGAACCTTGCATCAAGCGCAAACAAGGGAGGTCAAGCGCAACAAGTATTTGCTAAAATGCTATACGGATTTGCGCTAGTTCCAGCTCGCGTTTTCTCTACAGCACTATGGTTTAGCCCAGTTGGATTTGTTAGGCTTGGCGTTGATTCATTACTAAAGAAAGCTGGGATTGAATCACGCTATGCAATGTCACTTGCAACCGACCTTCAGTACAAGCAACGTGTTTATGAGGCAATTGCCGGAACTGTTTTGTTAGGCGTTCTTGCATCATTAGTGAAAAGCTCAACAGATGATGAAGATGATGAGTTGCCATTTAAGATAGAGGTTACAGGTAATGGTCCAAATTATATTACTGATCCTCAATATTATGATTCATGGAATAAGAAACATAAGCCAAGTGAAGCTTCAATTTATTTTGGTAAAACAAAGTTTAGCTTTAATATAAATCGAGGCGGTGAGGCTATTTCTATTCCTCTTATGATTTTGGGCGCATTTGATGATTGGAATATTAAATCAAAACAAAATTCAGCCAAGAATTCACCAAAAGATTTAGAGATGGCAGCGGAAGTATTGGGCTCTGCTTTCTACGCTTATGCTCAACGTGGGCCTTGGGCTGCATTTGGAAGGCCATTATTTGATGCTAAAAAACAAGACAAACTTCTTCCAGAGTTATTTGGTAAGGCGGCATATTTAGGCAAAACATTTGTTCCAGTTTTGGGGACTTCACTTGCAAGAAACATATCTGATTTCATCAATGATCCAGTTGATAAATCTTCTATTCAAGGTGCTATTTATGCAAACACTCCAGTAATAGGACCAATGCTTGGAACAAAAGCACTCAATGCACTTGGACAACCAATTAGAGGAGATGATTGGAACGATAAACTATTTAAGCTCGGCGCTCCACTTGTATTTTCATTCCCTAAAAACTCACCAGAAAACGATCTCAATACATTGATCCTAAAGAAAGGTGACGGGCCAACAATCCCAACAAGGACAAATGCACAGAAGAAATTCGGTGACGTTATGACGGATAAAGAATTTGAAACATATGTACGTGAGTATGGTCGAGTTGTATCAGACAAGATGTTCAAGAACAGAAAGAGACTTGAAGGTATGGACTCAAAGAACTATACTAAGGAACTAGACAAATATGTTAATGGATATTCAATCGATGGGATTAAAGTTACGGGAGCTTCTGACATGGCGGTTCGCGCTGTAAGAAAAACAAGGAACCAATGATTGAATACGAGTACATTGATAAGTCAACATCGCCTAATGGTGGATGGAAGATTAAAGTTCCACAGACAGGCATTGAATTCAAGCACTACGATTACAAGTCCATTTGCAACGCATACAAGAATCATTGTGCCGCTAATGGGATATTCCTTACGCCAACTTGGGAAGAAGAGTTTATCTCTGAAATGTGCAAACAGAATACTCACTGGGGCAGATCATGTATGAGGGCTGATATGAAGAAAATACACAGGAGAAGACTTTCGTTAACTTCAGTTCTGTCTTTTTTGGGAATGATGAAAGCATGGGCGCAATCTACATTATCCGGCAAGAGTGCATTTGTAACGCAAGCAGAGGCTGAAAGAAGGGCTTCTATTTGCGCTAACTGCCCAATGAATGTTACGTTACAATTCTCATGTGGGGCTTGTATGGGTGCTGTTATTACTTTAATGAGTTCCATTATTGGGAACAGAAAGACAGAGCAAGATAAAGATTTGGGGGCTTGCCTTGTGTGTAGCTGCTCTCTAAAGGCTGCTGTTCACGTTCCAATTGAAATACAGCGCGAAGGATTAACGGACGAAATAAACCAAGAGTTTGACAACATTAAATACTGCTGGAAACGAATAGAAAAATGAACTTCTTACATGAACGAGATTTTGGTGATATTGTTTTAAGCTTGGCGGTAGTTAAGTCTGCTGCTGACAATGCGAATTACTACATTCAAAACAATCCGAAGGCAGTCAAATTGCTGGCTCCGCTTATTGAGTTTCAACCGTATATTAATAAATGCGACAGCTTTAAATCGCAGGATATTGACAAATCATTCGTTGACTTTAGGAAGCAAGGACTTCCGTGGGGAGTTCCGCTTGCATATCATCACGCAACATGGGTTAATCAGAAAACAGATTTCTCACAACAATGGTTATCCGCTCCTAAAGAATCTAAATACAACGGGACGATTATTGTTAACAAGACAGAGCGATATGCGAATCCGCTATTCCCTTGGATATATATTGTTAAAACTCTTGGAGACAGAATTCTGTTTGTTGGGCACGACCATGAGTATGAATTGTTTTGCCGCAGGTTCGGCAAGGTTAAGAGGCTTGTGATTAAAGACTATCTTCATCTTGCAACCGCGATCAATAGCTCTGATTGTTTTATCGGAAACCAGAGTTCAGCGAATTGCGTAGCAGAAGGACTAAAGCACCGCAGCATCCAAGAGGTTTGCTTGTGGCAACCAGACTGTATCTATAAACGATACAACGCTACATTCTGCTACAACGGAACTATTGATACAGAGATAGCTGGAGCTAAGATTCATATAGAACGACCAATGGGTAAAGTAAACAAGCAAGAGTCGCCTCCTGGTGGTTGGAATCTAACAATAAACGGGAAGCTATTTAATAGCTATGCACTCGACGTTGTTGTAAACCATGCAAGGAATAATGGAGTTACAGGCAAGAAACTGGAAATTGAGGACATGATAGTTGCTGAAACAATTGCTAATAAGAATCCTGACCCAATCATGGATAGGTTTGCAAATGACATTAATCGCGTAAAAGAATTGCTTGAAAATATATGAACGAGACAAGTAAGGCAATGCGTCGTAGGATGATTGAAGATGAGCTTGGGATATTCAACTGGAACCAGATTATAAGCGGAAAGGGAATTGATGTTGGGTGTGGGCCGGATAAGGTGTGGGACAATAACTGCATGGCATTTGATCAAGAGCAAGGTGACGCAAATAAAATATCCGAATACTTCTCAGATAAGTTTGATTACCTACACGCATCACAATGCTTGGAACACATGCATGACCCATGTGCTGCAATGGTAGAGTGGCTAAAAATTGTTAAGACAGGTGGGCATGCGATTATATCAATACCAGATTGGACGCTGTATGAGGGAAGAGTATGGCCTTCTCGCTATAATCCAGATCATAAAAGTACATGGAGTTTTACATTTGAGCAGAGTCCATCAAGACATCATGTGAATATCTATCAATTCTTGGGAATACTATCTCCATACTGCTACGCTAAGAGGGTAATGCTGATAGACAATAACTATAACTACAGTGTTCCTGCAAATGTAGATCAGACTTTTGAGGAATCAAATAGAGTTGAGGCATTTATTGAAATGGTTTTATGCAAAATTTAATTAGTAAATAGAACGAAATTTACTGAACGCTTGCTTCCATCCAGAGCTTGCCGTCTTATTGTTCGTATTTAACGCTTTTGTTGCTTGTGTGCTGTCTAGGTTCAACCTCTCCCTTGCGAGAGCTAATAGGCCCATTCCAGCGTCAGCAATGTCGGGTGATATTCCAAACCTTGATTTCATTTCAGACTTAGGCAGAACTTTGATACGGAGAGCTAGGTTCTTCTCTCCATTAGGGTCGAGCTTTCTCATGCACATCTCACGTAACAGGTCATCGCCAATCCCTTTGATCTGACCAGTTCGCATATACTCCTTAGCTGAATACCAAATCTCAGATACCGAGTTAACGTACCTTTCATGTGATGGTGTTGGGTCGTAGGCTGACACCGGATTATCGGAGGCTCTCCCGCCAAACTGAAGACCATACACTTCTTTTGACCATGCTACCGAGATAAAGTCTCCTAACGGACCACCAGCTCCAGACTTATCGTATCCAGCATTCTTGGGCTGAACCCCTCTAGCCAAGCACTCATTACGGAACCACTGCACAACTTGCTGTGATCTTGTCATGGATTTGTCGGTAACATCTTCACTGAATACAAGGTACTCGTCGTATTGCAGTCCACGATAGCCATGCGGTTCAGCAAGCTTTCCAACAGTGCCAAAGTATAAAACAGTTCTATCTCCTCCGTTAGTGAATGATGGATCAAGGAACGCTACCTTAACCTTGTCGTTATCAAGCCATATCGCCTTGTCAGTAGCATTAGAGTTAAGTATCTCAACTTCCGAGTATATCTGATCTGTGATACCGGCAGGACACCAGAATCCACGATACATTCGCCAGAACGAAGAAGTATTCTTGGCATCTTCTGGAATCTTATCAAAGTCTTGCGGTCCTTCCATCCATGAGTAAATCTTCTTTCTCGCAACCATGTTAGGATTCTTTAACCCATCAAAGTGCAAGCACACTCCGCGATCTGTCTTCCACTCTTCGTCATCTACGTCAATTGAATCCCATCCATCCTTAGGTTTAGCAAACTTACCAAAAGCATCTACATACGAAGCAGGGTTAGAAATTCCGATAAACTGGAACCGTTCACAACCTTTGGACAAGTTGAAGAATGCAACTTCAGTAATAGCCTCAGATAGCTCAGAAAGCTCGTCAGCTACAAATATTACGTTCTTATTGTGAATACCCTGCATCTTACCAGTAGCGTCACGTTCCTTCTTCTTTTCGCCTGGAATAAGGACAATGCCGGAAAGGTCTGATCTTTTACCTCCAGCACCAACAAAGCTAATCTTGTTTTCAGAATCAACGAGATGACCAGGAAGTGAAAGCTGTTCGCACACACCCCAGTATCTTGTTATCTTACCCCAAATGCGCTGCTTAGATGCCTTAATCGTAGTGGACGTTGCAAGAACCGTAGTGTTCTCTGGATCTGCAAGGTAGTTGATGATCGCCCAGATTGCATATGCTTCCGACTTACCACAACCGCCTGAGCCAGCTATTGCAAGATATTCATGGTCGCAGGCAGCGCGGATCATCCGTTCAGCCCAAGGATGCCAGATAAAGTTAACAGCAGCCTTGTTATCACGCTCAGGCCAAAATGCCCTCGCTATCCTTTGGAAGTGAAAGAACGTATCAACATCTCCAGTGTCTTTGGGAATTCTTTGAGTTATCTTTTCTCGGAACATAGCCAACTCAATAGCTATTTGGTGAGTTCCCTTACGCCAGTTAAACCCATATTGGTGCAAGTAGCCTTCCATTGGGTCGCCAAAAATAGGAGCAAAATTCATTGAAAAAATATTACAATAAATAAAAATTATCGCAATTAGTTATTGCAATAAAATGTAAGTGTGTTAATTTTATATTCGCAATGACACTATTACAGGAACTTGGGTTTAGGAAAACAAAGTCTGAAATTTTTATTGACGAGAAGCGTCAAGATGTAGATTTTGAAATTATTGTTAAACCAGAAGATTATGTTAACGGAATTAAACACAACCCTACAAAGTCTCCACTTGCTCTTGCGGTATCACGGGCGATTGGAGGAAGCGGATTCGTGCTTGATAGGGCAGGCTTTAAAGTTATCATTATTTCTCGCGGCATTTATGAGTATGGTTTCTTTATGCCTCGGCGGGTGTGGAGGAAGGTGAACTGCCAAGAATTCGTTGATGACAGGCATCCAGCGTCTCCAATAAGGTTCAAGGCAACATTTTCAATGCTATTTTAATATGAAGATTACAATACCAGTATCGAGGCATGATCGTCACTTGATCCCTAACCTTGTTAAATCACTTGAATCATTTAAGCCTGGGTCAGACCATGAAGTAATTATATTTGGATCACGTGAAGTTGAGCAAGATGTACTTGAGCTTGATAAGAAGATTAAACATTTGTTTGACGCATCTGAGACTCTAATTATTGATGACACGATGCTTGGCTGGCCTATGTCGTGCAACTTCTATTTCCAGCAACTATGCCGTCATATTGCCGGAAAGAAAGATGCTGATGCATTCATGTGGTTTGAACTTGATACAACAATCCTAAAGAACAATTGGCTTGATATTATATCCGCTGAATACTATGCAGATACAACAAAGGCCGTTAAAGAAAAGCGCAGTCCCCGTATTTATCTAGGTGCTAAAGAGCGCGTGTACGAGGGAAAGAACGGAGAGCTTCTACCAGAATCTCTTGCTGGTCAACGCATGGCTCCAATTGGAGTGTATTCTAAGGAAATCTGTCTTTCACCTGTACTGAACTCAATGTCAATGTCCAATAGGCATTGGACTCATATCATCCAGTGGTATGTTGTTAAGCAATTAAATGACTCAAATTTAATTCAAAATAATTGGCGTACAAAAAACTATCGCCATGAAGGTGAAAACATTGTATGTGATTCAGATGCCAATTTAGCTTGGGATATTCATTGGAATAAACCAGTGGATAAAAGTGCTGTTCTTGTGCATGGTTGCAAAGATAGTTCTTTATTTAAGTTATTGTTGGACAATAGTAATGATGATATGAAAATGATAAAAAACCTTTCAGTTGAAGACGCTGAAGACATTATGGAAGATATCGAAGATGCGACATACTCTGATTCAGAGCCGCAATCTAAATCATATAAACAACGTAATAAGTCTTCAAAGAAAAAACAAAAGGAAACTGAAGAATGAGCGATGTATTAGAAACACTTTCCAATAACGGAACGCCTCCTGTTTCGCGTATTAAAGATGCTAAGTCAGCCTATGAGATTTGGGAGACACTACGACGAGCGGATGCCGTTTCTGCTTTTGATCGCAGCAAGATTGATGCTGCGTATGACAATGAACGACCATACGACGAGAGGGCATTGATTAATGCCGGACAATCATATCGAGTAAACGTATCTTGGGGATTTGCAAAGCAAGTCCTTGATACTGCGATGGCGGGATATACGGATATTATTAATGCGCCGCAAACATTCTTTTCATGCCCTACACTTTACGGATCACAGACTGAGCAAGATGAACTTTCTCAAGTTGTAGCGCAAGAGGTTACAGCAGCAATCCGCTCTTGGAGAAACTTCTTTCCAACATATTTAAGGCTTTGCAATAGCTTTATCAAACATGGTGTTGGAGTTGTAATGTTCAATGATGAGTGGGATTGGCGCTGGAAGTCTACGGATATGTCCGACTTTAAGATTCCTCGTAAGACTGAGATTGGTCAAGACAACATCGACGTTGCCGCTTGCTTGCGTTTCTATAGCCCCACACAGCTTTATCAGTTGATTAAAGATGAGGAGACTGCAAAGATTCATGGATTTAACATTGAGGTTTGTCGTAGGGCTATCATCCAGTCTGTAAATAATAACAACAATTATTATAACTTTAGGCAATACGACTGGGAAAAGCTAGAAATGGAATTGAGGAACAATGATTTGTTCTTCACAACTCAGGCTGCTAATCAACAATCAATTCGCGTTGTTCACCTTTGGGTTACTGAGTTTGATAATCGTGTATCACATTACATGATCAATGACGACAATTCGGTTCAAGATTTCCTATACAAGAAAGTAGGTCGGTTTGAGAATAGCTATCAAGCCTATACCGTATTCACATATGGAGTTGGAACTAATGGATACTATCATGGGGTTCGCGGGCAAGGGTACGATGTCTTTGCAATCAATGGCGCGTTGAATCGCGCATACTGCTCGTTGCTGGAGATTGCATCATTTGGTTCTGCCCCTACGTTCCAGCCGAAAGATGAGACTGCTTTGCAAGAGATGCAGTTCATTCCAAATGGAATCTATAATTTGCTTTCACCAGGAATTGACGTGATTAAGGATACTATAGTTCCCAATGTATCAAGTGGAACGCTTCCAATCGTCAGTGCATTTACTCAGTTGTTCCGTGAGCGCACATCAAGCTATAATACCGAGTCGCTAGTTAATACATCCATTGAGAAGTCAGCAACACAAGTACGCGCTGAACTTAGCAATATTGCTAAAATGAGTGTGTCAAGTTTGAACTTATTCTTTGACCCGTGGGAATCACTTATGCGTGAGATGGTTCGTAGGATGAAGCGTAAAGACTACGATGCACGTGAACCTGGTGGCAAGTATGTCGTAGAACTTCACAAGCGTCTATTGCGTAGAGGTTCAGAATCATTTGGAGCCAAGGATAGGTATCTCGAAGCATTCTTCAATCTTGATGTTGATAGGCTTCGCATTACCAAACCAGTTGGCGCGGGATCAGAGGCTGCTCGTATGGTTTCATTTGATCGACTCATGGGTATCTTTGGTAGTCTTCCAGACTTTGGTAAACAAAACCTTATTTGGGATATTGCATCTGAGACTGCTGGTTATGAGAATGCCGCACGTTATGCAACGCAGCCTGGAGAGTCTGATCGCCCAACCGTTGATGCATCAATTGCACAAATTGAAAACAATCAACTAATTGCAGGCAGCAATATACAAGTCATCGATGGTCAGAACAACCTTGTTCACGCAAAGATTCATACGGAAGCACTTAATCCGCTGGTATCGCAAGCTCAAGAATTGCTTGAACTTGATCCAATGCAGTTGGCTCCTATGCTTGGTGGAATCAATGCGCTTAACGCACACGTTGCACAGCACGTTGAATTGCTGTCTCAAGACCCACAGATGCGTAGTGAGTCTGCAATGTTCCGTCAGGTTCTTCAGAACGCAGATGAGATTCTACACAATGGAACTTTGAAGGTTCAGAAGTTAATGGGAGAACAGCAACGTCAAGCAATGATGCAAGGGCAAGATCAGCAAGAGCAGCAACCACAAATTGATCCGGCTGTTTTGGCTAAAATTGATTCGGAGCGAGCAGTCCGTCAGGCAAAGCTTGAAATGGATATGCAAACTCACCAACAAAAAATGGTTATGAGACAACAAGAAGCTTCTCAAAAACTAGCATTACGTGACGCAGAGGTAGCGAGCAAAATTCAAACACAAGGCATAAGAGCATGACACAACGACAACTATTTCAATTAAACTCTGACAAAGTATCAAAGCTAGAATCAATCTTAGAGACACCAGTATTAAAAGAAGCAATTACTATCGTAAGGCAAGAATGCTCACCTAAAGCCCCTACTGATATTGAGGCAGCAAAGACAATTGGAGCTGAAGAGTTCTTTAATAAACTTGTTCTTCTTACTAAAGTTAATCAAAAGAGATTGAATGATTTGGACAAAGAGTATATAGTCCAAGCTCGCAGAAAACTTTTGTCCACCGGATTATATACGGAGGATGAAATATTGGAGGCAGAACGCCTATCAATGGAAACAAACAATCAATCGGAGTAATATTATGATGAAAGAAAAAGAAATGTCAGCTAAACCAATGGCAACCAAAACAACGTCAACTATGGGTAAAAAGACGAGCGTTTCAACCAAGAATAAATCTTGGGGAGATCGTCATCGTGTAGGTATCAAGAAATAAAACATATGTCCGAACAAGCACAAGAAGCACCAGCAACAACAGATTCAGCAATTTCCAATCTTAGGAGTGCGCTAACATCAATTGCAAACAATGACCTATCAGTCCAGCCGCCTAAAGAAAGCAAGCCTATTGAGCCTACTCAAGCTGCTACAACAACGGAAGCCAAGCAAGAACCACAAGCTCAGTCTGAAGGAGGAGGAGAGAAGCATAAAGCTGAAGTTGTTAGTAAAGATGTTCAGTCCGAAGTAGAGCCATCTGAAGATAAGGCGAAGATTCGCTGGAAGGAACTTAAGCAAGCTGAGTATGATTTAAAAAACGCACAGCGTGAACTGGCTGAATTAAAAGCTAAAGGAGATGAGTATCAGCAATCGGCTAAAGAAGTAGCTGAACTTAAAGAGCAGCTTGAAGCAATTCAGCAAGAGCGTGAAGAGCTCGATGGCGAGCTGTATATGTCTAGGGTTCAGTCAACACGCGAGTGGAAGCAGTATATTACTGAACCGTTAAATCAAATCATCCAAGACGCCGAGTTCTTTTCTAAACGGAATCAGACTGATACTGGTGATTTAATTGACGCGCTTCAAGCTGACAGCAACGGTGATCCGGCTAAACTGGAATCGGTAATTGCAGATTGGTCTGAGCGTGACAAGACAAAGGTATGGGCATTAGCCGATAATCTTTTGCAGATCGAGAAGCGCAAGTCTGAGCTTGAGTCTAACTCTAAAGCTGCGTATGAGGCATCAATGGAGCGCAATAGCAAGGAACAACAAGAGCAGTATCAGCAATATATTGCTCAACGTGAAACTGCTGTGAGCGAAGTTTTGCCAAAGATTAGCGAGAAAGTATTTAATTTATTGCCGGAAGACAAGCGTCCAGACATTAATAAGCTTCAAAAAGAAATCATGGGTTACGATGAGTGGCCTGAGAACCTTAAGGTTTATGGCATCCTTGGAGCAACTGTTCTTCCAGACTTGGTTGATCAAATCTCTTCATTGCAGAAAGAGTTGAGTGAAACAAAAGAGAATAACGTCAAGCTTCGCGGCGGCACTCCTGCTGCTGCTGGTGGAAATTCTCCCAAAACTCCAACTGAGACAGCAAAGTCAGTTGACTATACTAAAGTAGATACAGATGATTTTGTTAAAGGTCTTGTAAGTAGGATTTCCGGATAGCGTTGCATTTGTGTGTAGAGTGAATAGGGCGGGATTAAAAACCCCGTCCTATTTTTTTTATTATTGTTAAAAATAATTCTTGCATACTTAAATAATGTAACGTATTTGTCGAAGTGCAAGTTGTAGGACTTGTTTAAAAATCTTACACGGATCGCTGATTCCTTAACATTAGTAAACAAACCGAGCTTATAAATCCGAAAGGTCTTTGATGTGGCTCACCAAAGAAAAAATGAACCGAACTATAGTTGGCAACTTAAACGCTTTTGTAGTTCATAAACTAAATCAAATTTAAAAATATAAATTATGTCACAATATAATCTCGCTGATGTTAACAATCAGCTCCAACAAGAAGCCGGACGTATCGGTGAAATGATCTCCGCAAAACTTATCGCAACTGACCCTTGGAATCGTCTCGTCAAACAAGACACATTCCCTGCTGGAATGGGCGAATCCATCCAGACCCTCATCCAAGAGCGCACAACCGTTCCTAACGCATCATCGACTGCGTGGGAAGACGTTGGAACTAACGATGGGACCGGCAACACTTGTAACCCAACTCCACAAGTTGTTGAGTTTGCACGTACCCTTAAGAGCTACAACCTCCAACAGTCGGCTATCCGTTCCCCAGGTTTCTGCGTGAACGATCTTCGTACTGCATGGAAAGCTGAAGAGCAGCTCGCAGGTGAAGTCAAAGTTCTCAAAGAGAACAGCCAATGGTTCTGGAGCAACCGTTATCGTGATGAGTTCTCTCGTCTCGCTGGCAACAAAGTTGTCACAGACGTTAACGACACTTTGGCTATGTCCACAAGTGGATCAAACCAAGCCTTCCCAGCGGCAGCTCCTGCATACGCTCTTGACCAAGGTATCCTTGATCAGTTCTATCTTGATCTCTCCCGTGATGCGGCTGAGGGTCATTATGCAATGGTTGACGGTGAGCCACAGTATGGTTTAATCTGCTCGCCAGAAACAAGCAACTACCTAAAGAAACAGAATGCCGATATCCGTCAGGATCTCCGCTTCTCCTCACAGGTTGACGAGCTTATCAAGCCATTCGGCGCTGCATTCAGCTACAGCGGATACGTCCACTTGGTTGATCGTCAGGCTCCTCGCTACAACTTCGTTGGTGGTGAGTTTGTCCGTGTGCCATTCTTCACTACTGCCCCAGCTAACACTGGCAACAAGGCTGTTGTGAACCCAGCATACCGCTCTGCCGCTTATGAAGTCAGCTTCATCTACAACCCACACGTCTATACCTCACGTGTTGCTCAAGTGATCACAAGCCCAGGTTCCGGCCTGAAATTTGATCCTGTCAACTATCGTGGTGAGTTCATGTGGATTAACAACAAAGATAACGCCAACAACATCCTTGGTGTTAATGGTTACTTTTACGCTCTGTTCATGCAGGGTTCCCAGCCAAAGCGCACTGAATGGGGTTATGCAATCATGCATCTCCGTTGCAGCCCAGCTACGCTGTATCAAACCTGCTCGTAAGAGCTAACGGATCAAGTGTGGGGAGGTTCTAACCCTCTCCACACTAATCTATTTTTGTAACTTTAAAGAAAGATTAATTATGCACGAAGGTAAAAAAGGCGGTCTTGCAGTTATGATTGGTATGGGTGGTAATGGTGAAGGTATGGGAAATGGAATGGATGAAGGCATGGATAAATGCTCTGAAGAAGTAATGTTCAAAGCGCCAGAGGGAATGGACGTTTCAGAGATGAAAAAAGGTGACGAGAAAGAAATTCTCGCTAAAGTTAAATATTACGGCAATGGAGAGTTTGAATTAATTTCCATAGACGGATATCCAATTGGAATTCCAGAAGAAGAAGAAATGCCGCAAGGTTCCGAGCATGAGATGAATGAGGGAATGAGTGATGATATGAAGCAAGAAGAGTCATATGCTCAAAAACTTAAATCACGCGCAGGATTGGCATAATTATGGCGCAAGCCCCAGAACATGGAGATTCTGAGCATAATCTTTTATTAAAGATAGCTGAGAATTTTGGAGTTGTTGTTAACAATAATGATTCAAAACAAGTTTTACTTTACAAGATTGCTGAGAAAACTTACGAATTAACAAATCAATCTTAATTAGAATTTAAAATTATATGGCACAACAACCGATACATGGAGATGGAAATTTAAACCTGCTATATAAAATTGCAGACAATACTTACGACATTGCTCAAGGTGGTGGTGGAAATATTGACGGAGCAACTGGAGCTACGGGACCACAAGGAATCCCAGGGGCCAATGGTGGAGCCACAGGAGCTACTGGCGCTACCGGACCGCAGGGAACGCCTGGTGGGGCTACAGGCTCTACAGGAGCAACTGGGTTAGATGGAGCCACTGGAGCAAGCGGACTTCAAGGTGACGTTGGAGCTACTGGATCAGCAGGAGCCGACGGAGCCACTGGTTTAACTGGCGCTACAGGTGACGTTGGTGCTACTGGCTTAGAAGGGGCTACAGGACTTGATGGATCTACAGGAGCCACAGGTTTAACGCCATTGATTTGTACACCGTTCCTTTCAGGTGATTATTATTTTCAAGCAGTTGGCACAACATATAATGGCCTTTCATATTCAAATATGGCATGGGGTGCTGGACAAACATTAAGCGTATATGCTCCTGATGAGGGTGGAATTATACAGCATATGTTGATCAATGCATATGATCCAATTACAGGAAACATTACTGCAACTATTACATATTCGCAAAATCCCGGATACAAAACGCAAGCTGGCGTTACGCTTTGCCTTATAGGACAAACTGGAGCAACTGGTGCAACGGGTTCAGATGGTGCAACTGGAGTAACTGGAGCAACAGGTGAAGTTGGAGCCACAGGGCTAGAAGGTGCAACTGGATTGCAAGGAAGCACTGGAGCTACTGGCGCTACAGGCGACGTTGGCGCTACCGGATTAGAGGGTGCAACAGGTTTGACTGGCGCAACTGGCCCTTCTGTATTGTGGAATTTTCTAGGTGCATGGGATAGCAGTTTGCTGGTAAATCTTGAGGCATTTTACAAATTAAGTGATACGTCTGATTCTTCTGGGAACGGAAATACCCTTACTAATATTGGAGGAGTTACTTTTGCACCCGGTAAAATTGGAGATGCCGCTATCCTCGATGGTTCAACTCAACTTTTGTTTACCACAATTCCACAAACTGTCAGTGAATTGACAATTTCTGCGTGGGTTAAAGCATCAATTTCTCAACAAGATTGGGCCTGCATAACAGACGTTGGTAATAGCGAGTTTAATTTATTTTCTCAAACTGATGGAAGTGGAATTTTGTCATTGTACGCTGGAGGTGGTGTTAATGCTACATCATCTAGTATTTTAGATAATACTTGGCATCACGTTCTTGCGACTTGTAATGCTATTGGAGATTTAAAAGTTTACGATAATGGGACGTTGGTTTTAGATGGTGTTAATATTGGATCAACTTCATTTGATTTAAGTTCAGTTGGATTTTTTATTGGAGCAGATTCTGTTCCAAGCGCAAACACGTTTTTGAACGGACAAGTTGATGCAGTAGGTATCTGGGGTCGCGCATTAAACAATGCAGAAATAACGCTTCTTTACAATGGTGGATCAGGTTTGGAATTACAATCTCAAACTTACAATGTTGGAGATGTAGTTACATATGCTGGAGAAACATGGTACTGCATTCAAAATGCGCCATCTGGTTTTGGCCCATTCGGAGCATACATTGACGTTTATTGGACTCTGATTGCACAGATGGGAGCAACTGGTTTGACAGGTGCAACAGGCGTTGGCGCTACCGGATTGGAAGGCGCGACTGGTTCCACCGGATTAGAAGGCGCAACCGGACTAACCGGAGCAACTGGAGAAATTGGATCAACAGGTATTCAGGGAGCTACTGGAGATGCTGGAGCAACTGGCCCATCAACTACAGTTTTTGATAATGAAATTCATGTCAGCAAAGATGGAAACGATACAACTGGTGACGGAACTTTAATTAATCCAGTATTAACAATTACCAAAGCACTCACATTGGTTGGTGCTGGAAAGAATACTGTCATTGTTCATCCGGGTGGATACACTGAAAATCCAACCGTTACATCTACTAACACTACGATTACAACATATGCGTTAACAGGCGCAAATACAATTGTTTACGGAACACTTACCATAAATGCTGCCGCTCGCATTTCCGGTTTAAAGATGAGCAGCCTAACAATTGCTGGGTCTGGCAATGCATATATCTCAAATTGCACTGTAGATACACAAGTTATTAAATCTGGAACAAATTATGTTGAAATAATTAACAGTGAACTACAATGTACATCTGGAATTCAAATCACAGGAGCTGGAACTGTTTCAATTATAGGAAACAAATGTTGGGCAGTTGCAGTATCAAATGCTGCCGCAAGTGTTTTGATTAAAGACTCTTTTCAAGTTATTGCTCCAAGCGTAACTGCCGGAAGTTTGCAATTTGATGGTTGTGCTATTTTTGCAGCAGCGCCAACAACAAATGCAGTAACGTCAAGCGCAGGAACCAACATTACGCTTGCAAATAGTTTTGTGCTAAATTCAGCAGCAAACAGTGTCGAGCGAGTTAGTTTGGCGGGATTTTACAGTATTCTGAATCTTGTTTACGATAAAGTGAATTCAACCTTTACAGGAACAAACTTAAATCCCGTTGACTACTTCAGTGTCATCAATGCGGACACTCTAAATTTAACAAACGATTTAAGCGTTGCAAACGGAGGTACTGGTGGTTCTGACGCAGCTTCCGCCAGAACAAATCTTGGAACCGCAGCAATTGCTGATGTTCAAATCTTTACATCAAGCGGAACTTGGACAAAACCAGCAGGAGCTAAATCTGTTGATATTCAACTATTAGGCGCTGGAGGAGGTGGTGGCGGTGGAAGAAAAGGCACTGTTGCATTAACTGCAAAATCTGGTGGAGCTGGCGGTGGTGGAGGATCATACTTAAAAGTATCGGTTCCCGCATCAGTTTTAAGTGCTACTGAATCCGTTACGATTGGCGCTGGTGGTTCTGGTGGGGCAGGAAGTGCGGTAAATGGTAATGGTACGGCTGGTAACGCTGGAGGAAATACAATTTTTAATTCATTGATTTCCAATGGCGGTCTTGGTGGTGGAGGTGGAGCAACTATATCCGCCACTGGAGGATTTGGACTTTTAAATGCAAATAATGGAGGTAGTTCAAATTTGACAACAGTTGGAGGAGTTGGAATTCCATCATCTGCCTCATCAATATTTCAATATGGTGGAGCTGGTGGAGGTTCTGGAGGAACAATTACTGTTGGTGGCGCTCCATTTGCAGGTGGCGCTGGAGGCAGATCAAATGTTCTTGATTTTGCTGGAGGTGCATTTGGATCAAACACTGGAGCTCCAGGGGGAGCTGGAACATCTAATACATTAGCATCAACAGGATTGTTTGCAGTTGGTTCTGGCGGTGGTGGAGGTGGCGCTGGCCTTGCTGTTTCTGGTGGGGATGGTAATTCTGGCGGGTTCCCAGCAAGTGGAGGTGGCGGTGGTGGAGCAACTGAAAGCGGAGCAACTTCTGGAGTTGGTGGCGCTGGCGCAAATGGTATTGCAATTATAACAACTTATTTTTAATTATGATACAACGATATGCGGTTTTAAACTCAGAAGGTGGATGGCTAGAAAATACAATTCTTTGGGATGGAAATATTAATACATGGCAACCACCATCTGGTAATTTTGTTAAATTAGAAAGAGAAGTAAATCTTTCTTTGCTTCCGGAACATCCCAATATTTTAAATGATCCAGTTGAAAACTTCCTTGACATTGAAGTCGCCGGATCGTATTAACTTTCATTGTTGATGAAAATCAATAGTGGTACAAGAAAACACGCAATACAAAACAAAACTAAACAAAATAGAATAAAATAATTATGCCTAATAACGACATCAATCGCACACGTTTCTCTAACCGCCATCGTCTCCTCGGTGATCCAGCAGGATCTGGAGCACCAACAACAGCACTTACTGCTGAGTTGGCACACAACGAAAATGACTCAATCCTCTATATCGGAACTGGTAATGACGGAGCTGGTAATGCTACCGCCATCATCCCAATTGCTGGTGAAGGTCATTTCTCGACACGTACTTACGCCGAGTCTTTGACTGGTGGAGTTCAGTCTTCACTTGACGCAGAAGTTACTGCGCGTGAAGCAGCTATAAATAGCCTTACAGGACGAGTGGACGCGATTGTATCCAACACGGATGCAGCGGCCCTCGACTCTCTTTCGGAAATTGTTACCGCTTTTCAAGCTGCTGACGGTGACCTAAGCGGAATGATTTCTGCTCTTGGCACATCGGCAACTTCTGCCATTGGTGCAGAGCGCACACGCGCCGAAGCCGCTGAAGCCGCTCTTGCTTCGGATATTTCCGACGAAGAAGCCGCTCGTATTGCTGCTGACGACCTACTCGCCAGCGACATTGCTACCCTCACAAGCCGCGCCAACACTAACGACACTCGCAGCACTGCTATTGAGACTGCCGCAAGCGCCCTTGAGGGACGTGTTAGTGTAGCTGAAAGCGACATCGTTGCGATTGAGAACGCTGCTACTACCTTGACTGGTCGTGTTAGCACACTTGAGAGCGACCTTGCTAGTGAAGTTAGCCGCGCTGAAAATGCAGAGGCTGAACTCGCAAGCGACCTTGCTGACGAGGTTAGCCGCGCTCAAGCCGCTGAAGCCGACCTAGCCAGCGATCTCACTGATGCAGTGTCCTCGCTTCAGTCCGATATTAGCTCTGAGCAATCCCGCGCTGAGTCTGCTGAGTCCGCTCTTGCTGACGACATCGCTAGCGAAACTTCGGCCCGTGAAGCTGCTGTTTCTGCGGAAGTTACTGCACGTCAAGCCGCTATTTCTGCGGAACAAACTGCACGCGCCGCCGCCATCTCTGCTGAGACGACTGCGCGTGAGTCAGCTATCTCTGCTGTCAACAGCCGAGTTGATTCAGTACTGAGCAACATTGATCCAGCTGCCCTCGATTCCTTGACGGAGGTTGTCAATGCCTTTCAATCGGCTGATGGTTCCATCACGGACACGATCACAAACTTGACTGCTAGCTCTGCTGCTGCTGTTCTTGCTGAGAAAACACGCGCTGAAGCCGCTGAGTCCGCTCTCCAGACTGCAATCGACAACGAAGTTTCTGCACGTCAAACAGCTATCTCCGATCTCGCATCTGAAATCGCTAGTGATATTGCAGACGAAGTTTCCGCACGTTCCGCTGCGATCTCTGCGCTCCAAACCGAGCTTGACAATGAAGTTAGCCGCGCTGAAGCAGCCGAAGCTCAGTTGACAAGTGATCTTGCTGATGAGGTTTCAAACCGCACGGCAGACGTTCAGAGCGTTCGTGACGTTACCGACAACCATGAAGGTCGTCTTAATTCTGCTGAAAGCACGATTGCTGGCCTTGGAACCATGTCGGTTCAAAACTCGAACAACGTAAACATCACTGGTGGTAGCATCAGCGGTGTTAGCCTCCAAGCTTCCAGCATGGAGATCAGCGGTGCAGGTTCTACTGCCCTCTACGTCGGTTCTGCTGGTTCTGTTGGTATCGGAACTGAGTCTCCTGCAACTGCGCTCGACGTTGTTGGCTCGGTGACTGTTTCGCAAAACATCGTCGGTTCTGGAACTAGCACACTTACTGGGTTCATCCTCGGTGGTGGAACGTTCTAATTTGAACTACTAAAAATCAATCCCCCTGTCATTGCACAACGCAGTGGCAGGGGGTTATTTTAACAACCTTTTTTAAAAAATATATTATGGCACTTACAGACAATCTTATCGCTTTTTACGGACTTTCAGACCTCACCGACTCGTCTGGCAACAATAGACATCTAACTCCCAATGGTGATGTTTCATTTGTTACTGGAAAAACAGGCAATTGTTTTCAAGCAGCAGGCCCAGGTGGATATTTAACAGCAGAATTTGACGGATCAAGTTGGAATGAATTTTCACTCAGTTTCTGGGCAAAGGTTACTGCTGAAATGTACCCGAATATTATCTATCAGATGGACATTTTTGGCCCAAACAATATGCCAATTGGTTATGTTGAAGGGTTGGATTTGAGGCCGTTTGGATTCTCCCACCAAACGAATGCGGTAGTAAACGAGTGGAATCACTTTGTTATTTCTGCTAGTAATTCAAACGCGACAATTTACAAAAATGGAGCAATTTTTCCATGTCCAGATTTGAATTTCAACGACTTTACTCTTGTTATAAATGGGATTAAAATTGGAACTTCTGGAGAAATGCAACCATCCAATATGCAAATTGATTCTTTTGGTATTTGGAATCGTGCGTTAAGTGGAACGGAAGCAATCGAGTTGAACAATAATGGTTATGGTGGAGAAATCGTAAATGGAGCATGGGTTCCAACTCCTCCTCCTCCAACGCTTGTCAAATTGCAAGCTCCTGTTAAGTTTTTCGGAAACGTTAAATTTGGAGTCTAAATAAAATGCCGTCTGTAACTGAAATCCCATCACGAATCCTCCCATTGCAGAGCTTAATCCCTGGTGCTAAACCAAGCACAGCGCAGTGGATTGAAAGAGAGATAGCGATCAATGTTACAGACGGCAAAATTTACGTTCGCGTTGACGAAGACCCAGTTCTCGTTGCCGAGCGCATGCCAACTCCTCCCAGCGATCAAGGGACGTTTGTTCTCAAGGTTGTCAATGGGGTTTATACTTGGGTAGAGGAATGAAACACTTAATTCCAATAATTCTAATTGCTATTGCTGGATGCACTTCAAGTCCTCCAATAGATCAACCTGAGTTTGTTGGAAAGTATAAGAACGCTTGTTTACCAGAGGCAATCGCCATGACGCAAGCGCTGAAGCAAAGCGGGATTCAAGCCAAAGTTCTTATCGTCAACACACCTAAATTCAGTCACGCATTGACGTGCTATCTATATCCAGTTGGTAAAAATAAACTTTGGGTTTGGGACTCATATTGGAAAAGCATGAACCTCAGAGCGTGGTGGGATAATTCTGACTCTGTAGCAAAAGAATGGTTGAAGTGGTGTACAACTGATACTAAACTCGTAAGTTCACAATTTTTAAACAATTAATAATATATGTAATAATATGGATACTAACTCTTTTAACGCTGGAATAACTGGAATCATGGCAACCGCCGCATCGGTGGGAATCTCTCTGCTCCCTGAGATTGAGGCTTGGCTTAGAGTGGGTTCACTCTGTATCGGTATTGTTGTCGGCGTTGCATCTCTAGCTGTTATTGTTAAAAATTGGCGCAAGAATAAAAATTGATATTCAATAAGACGTTGATATATTATTTATATGAAATCAATTATTGTTAAAACATTATCGCTTTTAACTGGAACATCCAAGTCTGTACTGGAGTTCATTATTCCCATTTTAAAAAATAGCACAGCTAATGCTATTAAAGACATTCTACCAATTGCTCTAGAGGTTGTTTTGTCATTACGTGATTCATCTAAGACTGGTGATCAAAAACGCAGGCTGGCTATCAATCAAATTAAAAAAACCGCATTCAGCAATGGCATTGAAGCATCTTCAAGTGCAGTAAATCTTGCTATTGAGTTAGCGCTTTCTCGTATTGAGGAATGAACGAAGAGAAGATATGGTGGAAAAGTCGGACGATTATTGGAATCGTCGTTATGTTGCTGGCTCAAGTGTTAAAACGTATGCACGTTGACATAGTGAATGAAGAGTTAACGGACATCGTTACTATTTCTATGGAAGCCATCGGCGCAGGACTTGCTGTTTACGGGCGCGTAAAGGCTCGTAAAACGCTTCGCAGGACAATACCTGGTGGTTCGTTCAATCCAAACGCCCAAGTGCGTAAAGCGTCTCCTGTGAGGAATAAGATATTTGGTTTGCTTTTGATGATGGTTGCCTGCTCGTATGGGCAAGTCTATCCATCTAATGTTTGGTATGAGAATCCAATTCGCTTTACTGATCAAATAGATTATCGACCATTTATTGTTAGGTTGATTGATAGTTTAAAGTGCAGTTTTGTATTAATTCCAATCAAGGGAGAAATTAGGGGATACGCTGAATTCTAATTATGCCACAAAAAATCGACATGGCTAAGTTCATCTTGGACTCAGAAGCCAGAAGGGACAAGCAAGGTAACCTAAAGGTCTATGATCTACCTGCCGCTGATGGCGGGGGGTCGTACGAGGTTGCCGGAATCAATGATCGCTATCACCCAGAGGCTGCTAGGAAGCTTAAAAACCTTATCTCTGATGGTAAGTACTGGGAAGCCGAAGAGTACGCTAAAGCCTATCTAATGGACTACACGGACGTTGTTGCTAACTGGACACGTAACCCTGCTGTTGAGGCATTCCTTCGTGACACTGTGTTTAATCGCGGAGCTAAAGGTGCGCTCAGAGTATTGCAGATTGCGCTTGGTGTTCCTGACGATGGCAAGTGGGGGCCAATTACTCAGGCGGCTATGGGCAGGGGGACTCCAGCAGAACTATTAGAGAAACTTCGTAAAGCCAGAGAGACATACGAGATCCGTATTGCCCCTCCAGTTGGAGCTAGAAAGCAGTTCTGGACTGGTCTTCAGAACAGATGGGACAATGCGCTGAAGTTTAGCAAGGAGTTTATTGTTTAACAATTATGACAGATAAAAATAACAATCAAGATGGAGACGTTCTCTATTTACAAAAAGAAAACTTAAAGCTAAAAGATATTCTAAGGCAGTGCCTCAAGGCTAGGCAAATTGCCCATGTGAAACAAATCATCCGAGAAGCACTTACAAAGGAAATTTAATATGAATAAAGAATCAACTCAAAGACGTGTATTTCTGATCAAGAAAGATAGCAAGCCTAACGTTTCTGAACAGCAGGCTGTCCAAGATCAACCTAAGATCGAGGTTGTTGAGGTTAAGAAGGAAGTTGCTCAAGTCAAAACACGCTCAAGCTACTTAGATAACCTGTCAAGGCTATGAGTGATGCAATTAAGGCGGCAATGAAAAGGCTTGGTGTGTCAGGTGTCAATAAGCCTAAACGAACGCCTGGAGCAGCAAAGTCACATGTAGTTCTTGTGAGTGATAACGGAAAACCAAGAACGATTAGGTTTGGGCAACAGGGTGTATCTGGATCTCCAAAGCGCGAAGGAGAGTCTGAGGCAGATCGTAAGCGGAGGGCATCATTCAAAGCTCGTCATGCAAAGAATATAGCTAAAGGTAAAACATCTGCTGCGTATTGGGCAAATAAAGTTAAGTGGTAGAGTTACTTACGCAATCTCATTAAAATTCTTTTTGACTTGTTCACATTTATTGTTAGCATCCTATCAACATGAAGCGAATCTTCATAAAAATTGACGGAGCAAAGTGGAAAGTTCTTTTCAAGAAACCGTCTCCCAACGATTACATTGGAATTGAGGAAGACGACATTGGCCTTTGCGTTTCTGAAGAGAAAAAGATATTCGTAACGCCAGATCCAGACCATGTACTCGGAACTTCAATTCACGAAGTTCTTCATGCTGTATTCCCACAGCTTAACGAGGATGCAATTATCGCCGGAGAAGAGGCGCTGATGCAGTTGCTAAATAAGTTCCCAAACGAACTTCTATATGAGTCTTAAGAAAGGATGGGTAACTCTATCAGCTTAAAATACGAACAATATAATTCTTTAGTTAAAACACAGAAGTTTCTTCGTGACCTTCTATTCACAGAAAGTCGGCCTAAGAAAGTTTCTGAACTAAAGGCAAGAGCATATAGTTGCCTCCGTCACTTCCCTCATTTAAAAGAAACCGGAGAGCCAATGTTTAGCATGGATGATTTTCCGTGTCCCAAAATTCAACTCATAAATGAACATGACAGCAATAAATAAACAATGGAAGAGGTGGATGGCAGTTAGCTGCTCACACGGAGATCATATTGACCCAGAAGCTAGGGACGCTGTGCTTAGGTTTAAGGAGCGTTTCAAGCCAAATACTACCATCCATCTAGGAGACTTCATTGACGCAGCAGCGGCCCGTTCTGGAGCAATAAATGACCCTAATGCTTCGGACAGGGCGGCATCGGTAGCTGAAGACCTTTCAGCGGGTGTTGATTTTTTGCAGGAGCTTCGTCCAAATCATATCTTATATGGCAACCATGAGGACAGATTGTTCCGGCTGGCTAATTCACCTAACGCTCTAGCCGCTCATGCTGCAACTCTAGTTATACAAGAAATTGAAAAGACTGCTAAGTCACTCAAGGCTAGGACATATCCATATGATATGCAGCACCATCCAATAATTGGTGGCGCACGCTTTATCCACGGATTCATGTACAACGTGGCTGCCATCAGGGATCATGCGGAGACGTTTGGGACGTGCGTGATGGGGCATATACATCGTACTGGTATTGAGCAGGCTAGGACGCTTGATGGCGCTACTGGATACTCGGTTGGTATGCTTATGAGATTCGGTGCTGACTATGCCAAGACGAAACGTCAGACGTTAGCTTGGACACAAGGATTCGGTTACGGATATTACACAGACACACAAATCACAATAAATATATGCGAAAGAAAACGCTCAAACCCTTGGATGTTGCCGCTATAAGTTCTGCTTGGGAGGACTTATTCGCTCAAAACAAAGCTCACACGATTGAGTCACTAAGGAAAGATGGATGGATTTCTGTCATTGAAATCTCATCTAAACTAAACAAGTCTCGTTGCGCTGCAAAAAATGCAATGGATAGAGCTGGACTTCAACACAAGAATTTCGATGTAACTATTGATGGTTGTGTTAGAAAGACAGGATTCTTTAAACTGAAAAATTGAAAGGTGGAGAAGGTTTTATCCCTCTCCACCCCACAATGAACACACAAGCATAGGCCAAAAAGCCCAGCGACAAAAATCTATTTTATTGTTTCCCAATAGTCAATGGGATAATTAATTTCTATTTCTGTTTTTTCGTTGTCGAATCCTTTGACTTTTTCTTGCTCGACTTGGAGCTTGATTGTCCACGGGTTGTCTTCAGGTAGCAATCCAGCGTGTCGCAAGCCGTCGAGTAGATTCTTTGTTGAAGCTGCGGCGTTGTCTGGATCAAGACACCGGACTCGGAACAGAGTGAAGCGGACTTCAATGCGCCCAGTAGCGCGTCCCAGGCTATGTTCTTTTCCTTGTATTGGACCGCCCAGTGCTGGCGCATAGTCTTGTTTAGCGATGGGGTTCTGTATAGGACTTTTAGTTTTAGTTGCATTGGCTTGTATAAATGATTTTGATGCGTTAGGGAATGCCAGTAGTAGTTCTTTCTGAGTCATAATATGTATCCATTCTCCTTAGCCCAGGCTGGATTGTCGTGAATTTTGGTATGACAAAAACGGCAAGTTGATAGGAATGTATCCTTGTTGCACAGGTTCTTTCCACGCTTTGCCATGTGGTGAATATCACTAGCATCAAGACCGCAGATTTTGCAATATGGATTCCTTGCAAAGTGTTCCTTCCTTGCCTGAGAGTATTGCTTTAGTTCCTTAGAATGTCTTGCCGATACCTTATTCATCGGCTTCTTCGAGGTTAGTTTACTTATTCTTTTTAACAGGCTCATAATATGACTCCATACTTTTCAGCACTTCGAGGCATTCGCTATTCTCGATTAGCGAATCAACACATTTCGGAAATTCTTTACCTCTCATATGCATGTCCCCTAACTTGTTTAGTTTAAACGGAGAGACGAATACTTTCATCTCCCCATTCTCAAGACCAATGAACGGAATCAAATCCATTCCATTAGTCTAGTTGCGATAGTATTCTTGTTAACCATTCTTCTTTGTTTTGTTTTTTAGGTTTACTCTTAGCCTTTAATTTACGGACTCGTTTGTTTCTGTAGATGTCAGGTATCGCGCTATGATCCGCAAGTATCTCGTGTGTAATTGTCTTATGTTTTTTTGGACAATACCTTATCCTACGGACAAAGCAAACGCCAATATTTGTTTCCAGCGTCCTAGTGTCTTTGACATCTGTATCTTTACCGCACTTATGACATTTCATTTATGAATTTCTTTGCAGATTCCATTAGAAACATCTTATCAACAGCTTCATCTACGGTGTATGCTGGGCGTTCAATCTGAAGAACGAGTTGCTTGACCAATAGCCTTGCGCCTTCTATGCGATCAGCATCTTCCTTGGCGTTCTTGCGTAAAGACTTGATTACTCCAACAAGCTCATCACGCTCTGATTCAAGTCTCTGGTTTGCGCGTATTAAATCGTTAGCGTTTTGATGTATCGTAGCTCCGGCTACCAATCGTTGCTGAACAATAGCCCGTAGCGATTGAACCTCTGCTCGCAGTGAATCAATCTCACATTGCGCCAATAGGCCGTGATTTACTTCTAACGTGTCATCATCGCGCTTAGGGTAGCGGATTGATATATCTCCCACATATTCTGGCATTGTGTCTTCCATATTAATCTTTCTTTAAGAGTTCCTCTACGATCTGTTCAGCTACATCATGCAGTGATGGGTATGCGAGCATATTGAATGATTTTCCATGCTTTTCAATAAATGCTTTCCAATCTCTGTGTTCAGCTTTAGTGAGCTTTGTTTGGTATGGTCTTGCCTCTCCAGCCTTACGGATGATGTCCATTATGCTGTCAGCCTTCTTGTGCATGGCAGCTTGGATTTCAGCGCGGTCTGGATAGACACACTGCCGGATGCTGGTGCAGCCCGGCGCTATCTTAACGAGCCAGTAGCCTTCATCAAGGCCGTGGTATGCGTTTGGATCATTGACTGGGACATATCGCTTCCCTTGTTTGCGGTAGAGTATATCTGACTCTGCTTGTGCTATGCGTGTTTGTGCGTTCATGCAAAAAAAATCTTGCACTAAATCTAGTGGTATGTCAATATCTGATTTCCATGAAACACACATTCATATACCTTGGCTGCGAGGTTAAGATCGCAGATAACAGAGTCTCCATATACAGACAAGATGGAAGCATGGAGAGGATCATACTGCATCGATTGCCGGATCACGATTCTGCTGAAGAATTCGTTAAGGATTACATCACCCTGTCTATTGTTAAACAATAAACCAGAAAAACGATTGACAAATGACAATTGTTTTATAGGCTTATTGCATGAGTTGCATACCAGACACAAAAACAACAAACGAAATGTTCTCTCTTTACGAAGATGGATACAGCATAGCGCAAGTTGCAAGAGCATTTGGAGTATCACGGCAATCTGTTTTTGACAGGTTTAAGCGAGCTGAAAAAATACTTCGATCAAAAAAGAAACTTCCTTTTATAATTTTTAACGGCAAAAAATATACATCACGAAATAATGGCTATATGGCCTGCACGGATGGAGTTCGTTCATCAATGCATCGCGATGTTTGGTGTTTTCACAATGGCGAAATAAAAGAAAATTATGACATCCATCACATCAATGGAAACAAAACAGACAATCGTTTAGAGAATCTACAAATTTTACCTAAATCAGAGCATACAAAATTGCACGGATTTAGGGGAAACCAACACACAAAAAATAGAAACAAATGAAACCATGCACAATAATAATACCATCGTCCCTTACATCAGTCTTTGTTCCGGCTATGAAGGAATCGGACTTGGACTCCACCGCTGTATCCCAAATCTTCGCTGCATCGCTTACTGCGAGAGGGAAGCATTCGCCATCGCAAACTTGGTTGCGAAAATGGAAAAAGGACTTCTGGATGAAGCCCCTGTTTTCACAGATGTCACAGCTTTCCCGTGGGAGCAATTCACTCCATACATGGCTGGAGGGATTCTGTCTTTCGGATGGCCTTGCCAACCAGTCTCAATGGCAGGAAAGCGAAAAGCTACAGAAGACGAACGATGGTTGTTTGACATCATCGCAGATGGAATTTCCATTATGCGACCAGGAATGCTCTTCGCAGAAAATGTCGAAGGACTCCTCTCGGCAAAAATGCCAGACGGATCAAGCGTATTCGGACACTGCGTCGAGAGATTGGAGCGTCTACATTACAAAGTTGAGGCAGGAATATTCAGCGCGTCTGAAGTCGGCGCTCCGCACCAGCGCAAGCGGGTCTTCATCTTGGCCTACGATCAGAGCCAGCGAATACAAGGACACTGGGCCGATTGGCTCAAAGAGTCACGACCACATGCTGGGCAAGGGCTACCTCTGCGCGGTGGTGACGCAGGATGCGACGAATTGGCCGACGCCGGACGCATCGAACCACAGGGATGGGGAAGTGCTACGCAAGGACAACAATCTGGAGCGGGGAGGATTCCACGGAGTCAGCCTGCACCATGCCATGACCAAGTATGGCCTTCACGCCCCAGCCAACCCCAGCATGGATGGGAGCCGCCCAGAGTTGTGGCCAACTCCAGCAGCGTCAAACAACGAGCAACCGGATTATCGTCAGCACGCATATGTGGATGCCGGATTCAAGAGCAAGAACGAATACATCAATCTTCCAACTGCGGTAAAGGGAGTATTGAAATATGGCCTTCACGCCCCAGCCAACCCCAGCACGGATGGGAGCCGCCAAGGGTTGTTGGTGGAGACATGGGCAACACCAAACAGCTTTTGTTTCCAGCCACCGGAGAACACGGAGCAATGGACGAAAAGAGCAGAATACCAACAGACGGAGAAGGGGGTAAACCTACACAAGCCGATTCAGAGCCAAGTGCTACACGAAAACGAGAAAGTGAAAGGTCCAATGCCTCCGAGTTCGGCGAAATTGAATGCTCGCTGGGTCGAAATGCTTATGAACCTTCCGTTGGGGTGGACATCTCCCAGTTGTCCGGCCTCAGTGATTTTGAACTGGCCGAAATTCGTGAGTGGATGGTGCGCTGCGACAACAGAACCGACGAACTGCGATTGCTCGGCAATGGAGTTGTCCCCGCAACAGCAACCAGAGCTTTTCTAACCCTATTGGAGAAACTAAAATGAGCAACGAACAAAAAGTATGGCTTGCACTTCAGTCAGCCAAGACCGACATTATTTTAGCAATTACCGACTACAAGAAACCGAATCGCACGGCTTGCATGGACTGGGTAGATCAAGCTACTAAGAAGTTAATGGAAGCCTACGCACTGCTGCGTGAGGACGGAGGATACGAGCTTTAACTAATTTTGAGAGCAATAACGTGGTATTGTG